CAGAGTCTAGGTTGCTACCCGTGGCAACATCACCGGTTTTCAGTAGAACCTGCGACAGTGCCAAGTCCGTAACTATTCTATCTATCGAGTGTGTGAATCCTACTCCTATCCTCTGTTGCACGATGGCATCAGAGGCACCCATTGTCTCCATTAAAGGCAGAAGATCCGCCACAATGGGGGCTACTACGGACAGTTTACGCAAGTCGGGACTCATCCTAAAGGCGTCCTCTTTCACTAACGCTGCCGATATGGTAGCGGCTTCGGGCAGAGTAGTCTTACCCAGTGCTTTAAAGGATTCAATAGATGCTTTAAGCTCCGCTGTCTTATCATCCAACAGTTGTATCATAGCTTTACCCGCATCTGTGTTGCGGTCATTGGGGGAGATCCTAGCTTTGATGCTCTCATTCTGCTGTATCTGGGACATCAACCGAGCCTCGGCCTCTGCTCTAACACCACCGTCCCACTGACCCATGATCTCAAGATCCTCTTGGGATGCCTTGTTTGATGCTATGTTCCTAGCAGCGGTGTTAGCCCTAGAAGCGTCCCGCATTATCTCATTCCACTCCTCGTTGAATACAGAGTATTCCCCAACTAGTGTATCATGTAGTACCGCGTACTTCTCGTACGCAGACCGCTCATTACTAGCCAAGTTGGCTTGCAGCCACAGCGTATTACTCTGCTCCTGAGTACGCATCCTCTGGTTCTGTACGTATAGATCATGGAAGGCCAGTGAATCCGACGGGATTGTTCGGGGTATTCCAAGACCACCGTCTTGTACCCGCTTATAACCGTGATCTATATAGGCTTGCATCTGCTTATCCATAGATAAGCTCTGCTCTTTGTTCATCTCATCAAGCAGACCGAGCGCCTCGTATCTGGGATCGTACCTTACAGTCCGTACATACTCAGCCTCAAGCTCGTCATACAGGCGAGGGTTCTTTACTTTAGCCTCGGCTAGTACCTGCTTCATCTGCAAGTCAGCCAGCGCCTGTGTAGAGGAGTTACCCTTAGCCCGCATCTTGGAGATCTTACGCATCTTATCGTGGAAGAACTGCGCGGTAGGATCAACCCCTAGTCCATTATCATAGACTCGTTCTTCTTTAGAGAAGTCAATCTCTACTTCTTCTAAAGTGTCTTCTCCCGCTACTTGCGAGGCTTCGTCTAGTACTGCGTCTAGTGATCCACGGAAGTTCTCTACCTTCCGCTCTATCATCGAGTTCTTAAATATCTCACTGACACCTACGAGACTGTCTATAAGAGGAGACTTCTCAGAGGTACCAGTCTCGGTAACAATAGGTCTATAATCAGGGGGTTGCATATACGGCATTACTGGTCATCCTCAATAAGGGTTGCTTCTTCCTCTAATCTTGCTGGTATTTGTTCATCGAACTCTAGCCTAGAGTCCCACGCCTCGGTAGCCATTTGCTTTAGTATCTCTCTTTCAGTTTCGGGTATATCGGGGAACAGGTCTATACGCTGTATCATCTCCGGTGTTACCGCTCCCCTAGGCATAGCCTCTAGGAGTATATCGGCCATGTTCTGTGCGCCCGGATCTACCTCAGTAAAGAAGATACGTTGTAGTATCTCGTTACCCCGCCCTTCCGGCGCGTCCTCTAGCATAAGTGCTACAAACTGCATCTGATCCCTAAGATCCTGTGCCCGTATCTCGTTGTTCTTAAACATCAGGACGTACTTACGGAGATGCGTACGGGTCTGCTTAATGAAATCATCCACCTCCTCGTCGTTCTCCCATACGTCATTGGACGTTTCAAGAGCGGCCCACTGCTCCTTAGAGCGGATACCCAGTGTGGCTCGGGCTATGATCTCATTCATGGTGGCGTCTATAGGCAGGGGCTCGCCCGCGTTAGTGAACCACCTCTTGTACTTGTAGGCTAGATGGGCTTGCATGGCGTCCCTGAATACGGGGAACGCACCGCTCAGTATTACCTTAGTAGCCATCTCAAGCTTGCCTTCGGCTGTATCTGGATACTTCACCATGTTGCTTGCCATATCCAGTGCTTGTGAAGTCGAGGAGAATATATTACCGAAGGCTCCGAAGTATGACTTACCTATAGGCTGCTCTAGTATAGCGCCTAGCTGCATATCCCACATTCTCCTAAAGTCGATACCGGGAGCTAGGAACGAGAAGTCCAGATCCTTCCAGTCATCGTCTACAAAAGAACCGATAGTATTAAAGGTCTTATCAATAAGACCAGCGGATATAATATCTACTATCGTGCCCCCTAGTCCGGGTACTACACGATCACCGTACTCCTCAAGACCAGACGATTTAAGGGTCTCGTATACATAGTCCCGTATACCAAAGAAGTTCCCACCGTACAGTAGAGTGGACGCAGCCCACAACTTAAGAACATCAGCGCCCTTAATAGAGGGATTGAGTCCCATCATAGTAAGGGCAGACTTGTGGGTAAAGGACAGGAACTGGGTCATTGTTTGGAACATACCGCTCTGGTATCCAAAAGAGTTAACCCTGTTCATACCGAGGGACATATTGGTACTATGCCATCGGATAGCCTCCCAGCCTTCGTCTGATATATCCAGCACGGACTTGAGATTGTTCAAACGCATAAACTTACGTGTCGCCACCAAGTAGGTCATGTACTGGTTAGCGGATTCACCCGCGTTAAAGCCTATGTTCTGTACATACTGTCGCGCTTGCTCGGCGTAAGTACCTAGCTGTGTCTTTTTCTCACGACCCTTCTTAGTATTACCGGCAAAAGAGTGAACGTCAACCGCGTCTATTAGGCCCGCCCTATCGAACTGATGTACCAGCTTATCGTACTCTTTAACAGTCATGTGCATAGTAGACGCCATTTTCTGGCGCTTAATAACATCGTCAATGAATCCACGCTTCGCGTGGAATCCATACCGCAGAGCCATTCCTTCCCTGAATATACGGCCAGTAGCCATATACGCAGCGTCCTGTCCAGCTAGTAAGCCTATCTGCGCTGCCTGCATAGCGATCTGTCTGAGAGGGCGGAATACCATGAACACATTGTAGGCTACCGTATTCATAAACGAGAAGGGGTTAGTACTTTCGGCCCATTGCTCGTACCTTCGGAACGCTCTCGCGCCCTTAACCTTGCCCTTACGCCCCACCTTCCTGTTCATCATACGGTGTATGGAGGTACCTAGGTCAATTAGCGTAGACCTGATAGCCGGTACTAGCTTACCATTGGTACCCTGTATGAACCTTATGTAGTCCAGCAGTTCTCTAGCAGCACGTAACTTAGCCTTCTCTGTAACGTCTGCGGTGTTATTAATAGCATCCCCAAACCTGTCGCTAAGTTCTTTCATACTGTTAAGATTGTTACTTAGCTTGCCGCCTATAGCGTCTAGCTGTGTCTTGTACTGCTTTAACAGTACCTCTTTGAGAGATCGTACTACGTCTTCTTGGGACAACTGGCGAGAAGCTAGGGCTATGCCTTTCTCCAAAGCCATGCCGGGATCCATAAGCTCAGCCCTGTTCCCGTTCACATCGGGCAACCGCTCAGCCATACGTTCGTCCCAGAACAACCGACCCTCTCTATTGAGAGTCTCCTTCATAAACAAGGAACTCTCCTCTTGAGAGAGATCTCTTGCCCGCACTACCTTGAAGGTGTCCTTACGATTCCGCTTGGTGTTAGCGTAGTTAGCCCGATCTCTCCAACGAGTGGCCTCCTCTAAAGTACCAGCAGTCCGTATTGCCTCGGTAGTAACGGTCTTCTTCCCATTGACATAGGCGGTCCCCTCTTTTACTATGTAGTAGGGATCGTCGTAGAAGCGGAAGCTGTAGCCGGGATGGTACTTAAGGGGCTGCATAGTGAGATCCCCTACGTTATAGTGGAAGGTATCTACCAGAATATACTCAGCCTTGACGGTAGACTTGCCCGCATCTATGGGCATATCCAGTTTCATAACCACGTAGCGCCCGTCTTCCAGCATCTTCTTAAGCTGCTTCTTATTGAACTGTACGTTCTTAGCTTGCACGGGATCGTACATCATCCACGGCTTTACCTCAGCTTTGTCTAAAATCTTGCCACTGAGCTGGGGAAGTTTGAGACTTGGGTCCGTTCCCTTGATGGTTTTGAATCCCTTAGCTGCCCACTCCCGGTACAGGCGCTGGTTGAATACGTCGTACAGGGTATCCATACCCGTCCTTAGACTGATTACGGCGTTAAGATCCTTAGCCGTAGCGTCCGGCACATGGGCCGCGTACTCCGCTAGGGTAGGTGCCCTGCCGGTGTCCTTACCAAACTGCTCACCCCACTCATAGAGGGTAGCTACCCGCTGCTTATCGGTCTTGTTAAGGCTATGGAACTCCTGAAACAGGGCTCCAATCTTGGACGATAGTACCTGTTCGTCAAGGTAGGCGGTGTTGACGTTCTTTACAAAGTCCTTAGTGAACCGGGCGTTGGGGTTAAGCATCTTCCTAAGCCAGAAAACTCCCGAGCTAAGGCCCTTACCGGGCAGATGCTTGGCATCCGTGGGGTGCCAGTACCTCTGGTGCCGGTATTGTAAGAAGAACTCGCCCTCTTTAAACAGATCCCCCGCCTTATTGGGGCTAATGGTCCTACGATAGATCAGTTCGTAGAGGGTATCCCCGTCTAGTATCTCTTCCAAGGTACCGTCTGCGGTAGTCCGCACTACTTTCCAGTCCTTAACGGCTGGATCCAGATCTACAAGCTCCTTCAGTAGCTCCTCTATATCCGTCCAGCCCTCGTCGGCTGTCCTTCCTACGGTAGCTACTACCTCTACACCCGCATCCCCCTCCAACGGGCGTATTGTGGACATAGGTGTATGTATCTGTACCCTGTCATTGAGGTGGATGTCGTTAATAAGACCGAGCGTAGTGTCTGCTTTGTCCTGTATGGTCAGTCCTCTGCCCGTAAGACGACCCGCTATGTCCATTACATCTGCACGGAGCGCCTCATTGCGCTCCAGAATCTGCTCTGCCCCCTCTGGGAGGCGGTCTAGATCGTCAGCCAGAGCCGCTGGACGCGGTAGGCGGGCTACTGTAGCCTCGTCTGGGAGTACTTGGAACTTACTAGCCCTTACATCACTGGCTATAGCCGAGTCAAGCTTGGCCGTCAGCTTGGCATTACGAGCGGACCTAGCCACAGCCCTAGGCATGACCCGATCTACTGCCCTAAAGAGCCCCCTTCCGGCTACCCCAGTGTACGTACCCACTACCGGGAGGAGCAGAAGCGCCTCTAAGCCTACTTCTAGGTTTCCCATCCACCGATCTATAGTATTAAGGGAACTCCTGCCAGTCAGGAGATCCTCAGTAAAGATGTTTTCCCATAATTCCAGTACTCCGTACTGCGTAAGGAGCGGGCCATACAGCTCGTCCTTCTGAAGGTCGGTCATTGCGTCCTTCATATCCTGAACGATACTCTCAAAGTCCGCTGGGTTAGCTAGGAGGTGGTTACGTATAGTCTGGCGTATCTCGCCGGGGAACAGATTCCTCCAGCCTCCCTCTATCTTGGCACCAGAGGCTTCAAGCATAGCCTGATTAATACCTAGGCGGGACAGTACATTAAATACCGGTATGAAATCCTGTACCAGTACGTCAGCGAACATATGCCCATAGTTCTCAAAGCCTTGCTCCGCTGCCCAGTCGTCCACTATCCTGCGACCACGGTTCATTAGTCCGGCTCGGTGAGCACGTACCATATCCCGTAGTTCCATAGGGTTGATCGTACGGGCGGTAGCGTCTACACGGGAAGCTGGTACCAGTTCTCCCCCATCCTGTAGCATATACTGGAACAATAGCGTAGTGTACGGGGACAGCTTAGTCCAATCTGACCGCTGTACCTCAAACTTCATGGCCTCAATCTTCTGGTCTACGGACATATCGGGGTTCTTAAGGACAGCCGCTAAGAAACCGTCAGAGTCCTGTGCCAATAGTGCCTTAGCGGTCTCGGACATAACGGTACCATTTAAGGAATCGTTATACGTACGGTCAAACGCACCGGGATCCCCGGTAAGTATGGTCTCTGCTATGGCGTTGTTAGCCCGTATGTTAGGCACTAGGCCCTTAGGCTTAACGGGTAGTATACTTTTCTTTACCAGAGGTTCTTTCTGGAAAAGAGACTTCGGTTCTTCCGGCTCGTCTATTAGCGACACCGGTTCGCCGTACATAGCCTCCATCTCTGGACCATACTGGTATTCTTCCATACCCTCCTGACCCAGAGCCATGAACTCGTCAAAGGTCAGGCTCCCCACCATAGTGGGACTGTCCCCTTCCGCTACCGGAACGGTACCATCAGCACTATCTGGTGCTTGATATAGTTCTCTTGGCTTGTCTGCCCAACCCATTATGCGTTGCCTATGTATGTGAGTGCGTCAAACCCTGCACCAACAGCACCCGCTGTTGCGACTAGTTGTTCTCCGCGCCCTGCTTTACGTAGCTGCCTGTTCATCTTACCAGACATATAATCTATCTCTTGGGTGTCCGTTATACCGCGCCTGAACGAAGACGTAGTAGAGGCTATCTGGCCTTGTACTGCGGAGGACGTTATGTCTGCACCCATGCCTACTCCCGCCGCAAGATTCGTCTGCTGTGCGGTAGCGAAGTCTCGGGCAAAGGCGGACAGAGCCTGTCTATTTTTAAGGCGCTGTATACGACCTTCCCATACCTTAGCCAACTTCATAGCGCGGCTCTTTCTAGCGGCCCCTACCCCTCCAAGGATAGCAGAGCCTATGGCTACGTACGGGTTAGCGGCTTTTAATGCGTCACCTAGTTCAGACATCTTATATTCTCCTACTTACTTTGTAGTTCACGGTGTACCCTAGGATGTGCGAATCCTTCAAAGAGCCCGCCTCAAACTTTAACTGTAGTGCCCGTCCTCTCCCGCGTACCTTATTGCGCGTGACTACTACGGGGTATCCATCCAGATCAGTGGTAGCATCTGGCGTAAACATACGTACATTACGATATATCTCCCAGCCTTGGGTCTTCTTTCCAGTATCCGCTTCGTTAGGATCAATAGCAGGATCTCCTACCCAATCCCATAGTGCGTACATAAGAGTACTGGAGGAGTTTACTGCGGAGTATTCTGCCGCCGTAAATGAGGATACGTCCCAGTCCAGAGAAGGTACTCCAGTAGTTACTATTCTACCCTCTCCACTCCCACTATTGTACATTATAACAAGTTCGTACCTATTACGTGAGGTATTGAACCTCATATTTTTTACAGTGCCGAAGCTAACGGATAGTGGAGCCTGTTCTTTTTGCTCTGCTACCAGAGTAGACAAGTCGCCGGGAGTTGACATGGTACACCAATACAGGTTTCCAGTACTACACCCAAGGAACTGGGTAAGATCACTAGACATCAACGCCCCTACAAACTGAGAAGGAGGTGATCCTAGTGCGGTTGTCAGAGAAGTTATTGACGGACTGGTACTGTGCAGAGTAGCCGTAGTTAGATCATACGGTACACTGCATACCCACCGCGTAACCGTAGTGGCACCGCATACTAAGAATCCCGTGCCGTCTTCGTGGAAAGAAACATCGGTAATGGTGCCCACCGCATGAGTCGAACTTATGTCTATAGTGCTGGTTATATCAGAGTCCGTAAGACCACTGATAGTATCCGCAGTAGGAAGGGCGTACATCCGAAGCACTGAGGTAGATTTCTTATAAGTACCTAACTTAGTGTTTAGTGCCAGCAAAGAGGCGGAGTCAAACCCAGAGGCAAGTGTAGCAGTAGCCGTACTTGTCGTAAACCTAGCCCAGTAGTCGGCTACATCATTAGTACGCTCATCCAAACCTCCCGTACTAGAACTTCCGAAGAAGGTTCTATCCCCAGTTAAACTATACCCAAGGAACTTGTCTACTGTTGTCGGAAGATCTCCCGAATTAGAAAAGGTAGTATAAAGTGGAAGGGGTAGTTCAGCATATTCTACATTGGGCATACCTTTGTCAAGCACATCGTCTGGCCGCTGCTGTGGTATAGAACGTACTTCTCTACCAAGTGGTCCGAAGAACATCCGTCCCGGCATATTATCACCATTATAGTACATCTTCATACCACCGACATCGTACGTGGTTCCAAACGAACCCTCATAAGTTTTAACAGAAGCGCCACTGAGATCGTACGGAATGGAGAAACTATAGGATTTTATTAAGCGCCCATTACCTATAGTCGGGTGGCGCGTAAAGACAAAGCACCGTGTACCGTTCTCCGTAAAGAGCCAGTTTCTAAAAGTTCCCCAGTCCAGTCCACCACCCGACCAAATTTGTCCGGCATCAAACGAATTTACGGTGGTAGGCAGCTCCCACGGAGTTACCGGGGTATACCGGTACAAACTTCCATCAATTACTCCTAAAAATAGATGTTTTCCATCATGGGACCAGTGCATATTCTCCCAGTTGGTTGCTACAGCGAATGCCGTGCCCGCGAAATCATGGCTCCACGCCAATGTAGATAGATCCCACGGAGTACTTAGATTAAACACCCGAACCTGTTTTACTGGATCAACTTGAAATGCGTAGAATTTAGTACCATCAGAACTAAACGCTATATCTTCGGAGTAGAATCCGCCTCCGGGGGGAGACCCCGACGTTTCGGGGGCTGTATAGGTTAACGACGCCGTTTCAACATCCCACGGAGTACTCATAGTGTACTCTTTAAAAGAATCAAAAAAGAGGTCGTGCAGGTAAAACTTGGTACCGTCCGGCTTCATAGTAAAACCATTAAATGCCTCATTACCATTAATACTTAGATCTTTACCCTCTACCCACACACTACTGATTCCATCAGCACCGGCAGATACGAACCCTTGGAAGCCGTCATTAAACGTGTACCCAGTCTCGGTCCTCTTGCTATAGCAAGTAACTATGGGAGCCTGTCGTCTACGCTGGTGATCTCCTATGTATCCGTACCCGGTAAGCATATAAGCCGACGGCATCTCAGCACCATCAAAGTCTATGTAGTCCCCTTGATACATATCGCATACTCGTAACGACGTAGCGGTGTACGGTGTGAAGTACTTGACCTTGGAGTTGGTATTAGGATTGTCTGCATCCGTTATAGCCAGACACGCTACTATACCTTTAGTAGCATCGGTATTGAATCCGTACCTAAAGTACCCACCAGAGACCATGTCTAGTATAATGGCTCGGTTATACTGGTTAGCATTGGTACAGTTGTCATCGTCGTACAGGAATATGACCCGCTTCTGCGCGTCATCGTAACACGCTTGTACTCGGGCCTTGTTGTGGTGGTGTATATTATTCCATAGTGTCCGTATCAGCGGATCACTTATGTTGGTCTCTTCCAGTTCGTCGGTGTACTGATTGGGACTAAGCATATGTATACCCTTAGGCCCAGTATATAAGACAGACTGATCTACCTCTACTATAGAATACGGGGAGTTGGCTTCAGCGTCCGTTATCTTACGGACAGAGTACCCGTCTGCGGTAAAGACGCCCCTGCGTCCACCACTAATCTCCCAAACACCGTGGTCAGTGAACAATAACAGCCCACTACGAGTGGACAGGGCCTCCGTTACCGTACCCATATTCGGGATTATTATGACACCACCATCTGCTGGACCGATCTCGTTAAGGTCCGGGTCAGTAGGATCATTCTGCTGGTAGCACCGGCCCCACACAGAGGGCTTAGTGCCGAGCTGTCCAAAGAATACCGTGTCTGCGTACGCAGAATTGTTGATACCTGCCCAGAAAACGTGCCCATCATGTGAGGCCACTACAGATGGGCGTTCATCATACGCCACTCCATCTGGATTAGTAAGGAAAGTAGACGCCAGCACATACCCATTCTCTAGATACTTGGTAGTCCACGATACAAAGTTAGGTGGTGCATCTACTGTTATCACAAATGTATCTGTATCCGAAACTGATTTGGTCGTATAGATGCCATTAAGCCAGTTTGAGAATATATTCGCAACGCCGTCATAGTACTTATCCGTGAAATTACGGATCTCTACTGTAGCTGGATGTGTAAGCCCGTGAACCTCGTCAGTATCTATAGTTACATCCCAAGTGCCATCCCCATTATCAGACTCACTCCACGTTGATATAAGATTATTAGGCTGGTCAAAGCTAGCCTCTGACTGGTTAGTATCAAATACATTTAATCTAAGGGATCCCTGTGGAGCATCCCCGCCGCCTACCCGTTCTGCCGCCATCTTAGTGGCATTAAAGGCGTGATCTCCATCTGCGGGATTAACGTTAGTACCATATGTACGCTTGTACCCTTTCCACCAGATCTGGTTCTTTGCCGGATTAACAGACTGTGAGGACTTATACGCGGTAATGTCCGCGTCCTTCCAGCCCCTATTAAGTAGATTATAGTAGTGGCTATCTGTTATAGTTCCTGCGGGTTTCTTCGTAATTGGTACACCATCATCTACTCCCTCAAAGTCTCTCATTACCAGAGAGAAGATCGTACTCTGATAGGAGTCAGTGCCCGGAATATACTCTACATAGAATGGTTCTACGTAGCGCCCGGCTACCAATAGGTAGCCCCGGTGTACCGCAAATGATACGGGGTTATTAGCGATAAGAGCGCTGGTAGCACTAGGAGCTGCCAGCGAGGTCATGTTGATATAGCTAGACTTCCACGTAGACGAGGGAGTCTCTACATCGTCCATGAAGTACAAGCGGTTCCCTACTTGAACCACGATCTGGTTCTCTAGTGGATCACCTCCTACAGCCCGCCACTTGTACGCTTTATATTTTTGAGTAGTAGTTATAGTTGGAATGGTCAGGTCCGCACCACCAGATTCCTGATCGAGTCCTTTTCTACGACGACGGGAACCATCGCGCAAAAGCTCGTAGTTCAATTCGTCAGTAGTGTACCCGTCAGGAAACTCCAGTTCACTGGACTCCGTGTTGAGTCCCTTGTTCAACTGAAAGTAATTCTTAGTGGTGGTTGGTTCCATTCCTAAGCTGCCTCTTCCTCAGTTCTAGCTTTAGCTTGCCTTTGTTTACCGGCGAGTTTCTTCTGGGCCTGTTCGGCTTCGTCCCAAGCGCGGTTAAGATACTTTTCGATTTGGGTTTGCAATCGTTCAATCTTTGTCCACATACCGGCGAACTCATGGGGAGGTCTCCAGTTGCCCGTATTCGGTTCAGGTACCGCGTGAAACATCGACGTACCTCGGCTAACTTTCGTGATAACCCACTTCTTACCGAACGGATCCACGTTATTGGCGATACTCTCTGCTCTATCCAAAGAAAAGTCTTCATGGGTCATGGTCAACTCCAATTTATTTCCGGCCATAGTCTGGCCTGTTTACATCCACTTCATCGCGCACACGGCGCGTCATATCTCTGTGTCTCATTGCCCGTACCTCAGCGCGTCTGGCTAAGCGTTGTACTTCCAGTGGTGCGCCGTCTTTGTACAGATCAAAAAATAAGACCCGACTCTTGGCCTTAAGAGTGGACATCAGGTGCTCCGGTAGATCCGGTATAGCTGCGTCCGTTAAGGAAAGAGTGGGTCTAACTACGCCATATACTAGCGTCTTACTCTGTTGTAGATTCGTTTCTAGGGCCGAATCGTACGAGTCGAATACGATCTGATCGTATCCTTCAAGTATAGTCCACCAATCAGGAGCTTTATCGTTCCTGATAAGGACTACGTGCCCGGAGTCTGGTGCTGTCATGGCAGCTACGGTGGAATCACTTAACGTACGTGCTGACGTACGGAGAATAAAGTCTCCCGGTTCCATCCAATATACTGGCTTATACTGCTGGTCTCCCCCAGCGGACAGCTTCTTATCGTACTGTACCCACTCAATGTCTACTAGTCCCTCTGGCCTAGTCATTATCGTAGGCGTAGCAGACGAGGTAGCGTCCAGTCGCTTAAGCGTCCTGTGGTGTGAGAGATCGAACTCATCCACCATGTTCTCAAATACTGTGCGAATCACTCTGGCGCACTGGTCGGACTCGACCGTGTCCAGTATGGAATCGACTTGGTCCGCATCTGCGTCCGATAGAATCTCTTGTACAAGTTCTAACAAAGAGGGTTTAGCCATTGTAGTCTCTTATAAAGAACGGGGATTCCGAAGAATCCCCATCCGGTTAGTTGTCTGCTACCAGTCCGTGAGCTTCCAGAGCGGAGATAATTGCGTTAATCGCCGTCCGAGATTCTGCGTCCACAGTAGCACCACCAGTCGGTGCCGTAATAGCCGCTTGTCGGTCAGCAACCTGAGGGTTGCCGTCCTTATCAGCGAGCTTAGACGACTGTGCTGCGGGTTGTGCCATACTATTTCCTCGTTAAAGAGGGGGAGGTTGCCCTCCCCCACTAGGTTACGCCGCTATCGTACGACCAGAACTCTGCGCGGGCGGGATATATTCGACATAAAGCCGAACTTTTCCAGCCGTAAACACAGCCGTTTCATACGAAGGAGCGATTACGCAGTCGCTGTTTGAGGTAGCGCCGACCGCTGCACTTGCAGTGGGGCCGTCTACAATCATAGCACCATCCAATCGAATGGCTGCACCTACAGCACCCATCTCCGCAACGGTGGCATCGGCTACGATACCGTCCGCTACGTCAACTACGTCCGTGACACCCCAAGTACCGATGTCAAGCGTTCCGCCACCACCGGAAACCGGGGCGACGAGAGTGTGCAGAACTGCACTTTTGATTACAGAACCACGGGGAATAACAACATCCTGCGGTTTGCGGTTAGCAGCAGCAAACGTATTAGGAAGAGTCGTGAGATCAATCTCAACGACCACTACCTGAGTGTTCCCACCCGTACCCGCGATGACCGCTTGGACATCATCATCTACCGTGTGCGTACCGAACCCAACCACCAGACCGTCGGAATTAGTCCATGTTGCATCTCTAGCCATGTGCTAATCCTCCTTTAGATGTTGTCAGTGTCGGTAAGGACACATACCAGATTTTCAGGACGGTATACCTTGAGGCCATACCGGCAGGTCGTAACGTACTCTTCACGCTGCTTGTTACGGTTCCAGCCACCATCAACCTCCGGCATCTGACGCCAAGCGCCCATGAACGGGAGCAGATCGCCACCCGCAGCCGAGAAGAAGATATTAGCTTTGCCCGCAGTCGTCGTCAACGTAATCGTTTCGTTAGCATCTGGCAAATAGTTAGAGACATAAACGTCGAAGCCGAAGACATTCTTCATAAACTTCATATCGTTTGCGAAGCCTTCACCGACGATGCCTTCCCAACGCGGGTTGTTCGATACGTTAACGAGGTTCGTCAGCGTATTGAACGTGTACTCCACGCTCGGATCGACAATAGCGATCAGATTAGACTGCGGGATGTTCGCCCGCTTTAGCCCGTAAAGAGCCTTTGCAAAGTCAGCCAGTGCCATCTGCTCACCCGTGCCCGTACCAATGAAGCGGTGGTCCGCCCCGTTGATAGCGTTAACGTTGCTAGCAGTCTGCCCGCCCGAAGCACCACCAGCCGCGAGGGCAAGGATGTCGGTCTCCAGCTTTTCTTGGAGAGCGCGGGACTGGCTCGGCAGGAACGCAGCTTCCAGCTTCGCAGCGTAGTAAGCATCCTGTCGGGCCTTCTTCGTAATATAATGTCCAGAGCTGAGATACTCGGTGATCTGGAAGGTGAACTCACCCTGATCTATAGCATCGAAAACAACATCGGTGTCTTCGGTGTAGCTACGTACGGTGCTTTCACCAATCGAAGGAATCGTAAACTGATCCCCATCAGGGAACTCAGAGAGCCAATTGACCCACTGGTTCGCTTCAAGGTTATCCTGTATTACTTCCTTGAGTGTAGAACTCCAAATCTCCGAGCGCGTCAGGATGGACATATTGCCTGTCGTCATAGACATATGTTATTTTTCCTTTATCACTTGGCATAGAATTTACTCCCCAGCGCTTCGGCGTCACGAAGAAGGCGGACCTGAAGGTCCGAACTATTTAGGAACTTGAATGTCCCCATTTCCTTCCTCTGGGCATCATACCATGCCTTGGTCTTATGGCCGTCTATTTCCATGACAGATCCACCGTGTCCAAGAGCTTGGGTATTATTGCCTTTGAGCGTTGTAGGCGACTGGGCGTTAGGTTTGTGGTTAGCGTCTATTAGTTTGGCAAAGGCGATAGGGGCTTCCTCGCTCATCCGAAGTAGTAAGTCCTTGGTGGTACCAAGCTCCTGCGCTTTGGATGTCAGGTATTGATCTACGGCATCAGCGTTGCCGTCTACCCGTTCCTGCACTAGCTTCAGTCCTTCGTCACGATTCCGTCGCCGGGTCTCAGCTTCGGTCTCTCCTTTCATAATAGCACGTACCGTTGCAGCAAGATCAGTATCATTCCCCTCGGGTCGGTTCTTGACATCCTCTGATCCTTTCCCGGCCTGTTGCTTTAGCACTTTCAGTACCTCCTCAATTCGACTTTCCTCGTTCTGCTTCTCCTTCGCCTCGTTATACCGAGCCTCCAGTTCAGCCTTCTCTTGCTTGAGAACTTCGATAAACTCGTCAGCTTTGAGTTTGCCAATGGCTAGTTCTGTCAGTGTTTCAAACTTCTTGCCGGGACCAACTAGAGCCGAAACCGGATCGTTGTTGGCATCACCCGTGGTCTGGGTAGTATCGGACATGGTCTATCCTCAATCAAATGTAATAAGATTTAATACCTCACGGAGGGTCGCTCTCCGTGATATACAAGCAATCACCTGCCGCTCCCAATCGGGACCGCTCAAGTGTTCCTCTTTAAGATCCAGTTTATCCATCTCCTCTTTAAGGATGCGCCCTAAGCGTTCACGGATAATACTGGAGTTTCGTAGAGCTTTTTCTGTAAGCTCCATCTCTTCTTGTGCGTTGGGAAGACCTCGGTCTTCCTTAAACCATCTCTGGTCCATTAACCTACCCCTGCTTCTTGGAGCATCGCCAGACCTTCCTCGGCCTGTGCTGCGTCCATATCGGCAGAGATGGCGGCGTTCTGCATAGTCTCAGCTACGCCCTGCTGGGCAGTAGCAGCCGCTTGCTGTGTCTCCATCTGCTCCGCTACGCGGATATTGGGAACGACAAGCTCGTGCTTCCTGAGTCCGAGGTTATCCTCGTACAGCTTGGCAATCTTGAGACCAGAGATATGGGCCTGTACCCCCGGATCCATATAGGCCCCGGAGTTAACCAGACCCGAAAGGTTCTGGGTAAGTTGCGCCTGTTTGGCAAAGTGCCGTGCTCCTATGGGGTAGAGCTTGCCCTTGGCGTTCAGGTGTTCCGGCCCTATCTTCAGGAACTCAGACACCGCGTAGTCATCGTCAATAGCCTTAACTATCTCGACTCCATCGAGGTTCTGTCTGGCCTGTGCCAGCATCTGGTTAAGGAGCGGCTCTATGAACCGCTCCTCAAAGTTTATGATCTTCTGCTGGAAGATACGCCCTGCGGCGTTCTCCAATGTGGATACTTCAAAGGCGGTCTTCTCGCCCGGAGTTCGTATACCCATAGCCTGTCGGGGAGCACCAGCCATCTCCTCCATGACCTCCATGTACCGGTCGATCTGGAAGTCTGCGTTAAGCGCCGTGGTATCCGGGCGCATGAACTCTACGTCACCCTCAAGATCACAGTGGATCTCGGCCCCCGGCCCGAAGTTGTACTTCTCTACCAGTCCCCGGATCTTCTGGATCGGGTGGGCGATCTGATCGAATACGTCCGCCTTGAGATTCTCAAGGTGGTCTATGCGGTACTGTAGTCCCACCAGATTATCGAGCGGACCCATAGCCCACAGGTTATCCGGTCGAGTCCTCCAGCCTACGTGCTCCTTGGAGGAGCGTCCCAACCATGAACTGGTTGGTTCGTTAAAGACTACCTTGCGTCTGTCTACCACTACGATACGGTGGTTCTTCAGCAGGGTGCCTGAGTCCGGGTTGAACAGGTTGCCCTCAAAGGTGAGTAGCTCTACCATATCCGAAGAGTAGTAGCGGCTAAGCGCCCCAAACCCTTCTATCTCAACACCGGTTGACTTATCTATATCCGAATTGTTATAGGCGCTAAGTCCCTTGCGTACGTTGATTATCTCGGGGAGACAACCCTTAACCCACTCAAACCCCGGAAGACTTTCCGAGGCGTCTACAAGAGCACCGATGCTGACAACTTGCCGCGTGATCTTTGCCGAGTCTGCGAAGGTTGGCGCGGTGAGGTCGAATACTATGTCGTAAGGACTGATTCGATAAACCCGTGGACCTTTATAGGTGGTGATGATGCGCCCGTCAGGTAGGTCCGTATACTCGTTAACGTAGGAGACTTCCGCAAACGCATTGCCAGCATCGATGTAATCGTAAAGAAGATCGGAGATAGTCTGCTTAAATCCAGACTCCCTGATCTTCTGCTTCATGTACGCTTCAATCATCAAGGCAGCTTCGCGGGTATCCGCCTCGTCCGCTGCCGCTTCCCACTTGAACCAGTCATCGTGAGGGAACAGTGCCGCCATATAGTTGGCATGGAGATTGTCCCTTATCTGACACAGCTTGGGTATGGATGTCTTGTTCTTCCACGGCAACTTAGCATTAGTAGTCTGCGTAGTGTCCGTCTGGAATATGTAGGAGCGTAGCTCCTTATGAAGTTCTTTCCACTTCCTGTTTGCCGAAGTCCACTCATCGTACCTGTTAACGATGTAGTCACTTAGCGTATCAGGTTGCAGGATACCTTTGATTTCTTGTACACTCTTGGATACTCTAGCCACCGAACGCTACTCCACCAAATCTGCTATGTGTCACAATGTTTGATTCTCCCTTGTCCATAAACCTCTTCTGCGGTATCTTCATAATACCCATTGCGCTATGGAGGGCATCTTTAAGGTCATCATTAGGCGGGCGCTCACTTATGAGTTCAAACTCCAGCTCTTCGCACATACCACCATAGTAGTGCCAGATAGACCTGTTCTCATAGCGATGCTTCAGTGCCGCTATGATCCTCTCTTCTTTGGTACCCATAGTACGTGTGGGGTTGAAGTCGTCAACTGTGAGCATCAATCCATCCTTTCGGATCTCATCTCGTACGTGCTCAACTATTATACGCTGAGCTGCCGTCACCTCTGCCCTGACCTTCTTGAACCCCCACTTTATATGGGCGTCGTATATCATTTGATAGTAAGCCCCGACCTTGTTCGTCTTAACACGTTGTAGGTCAAGTACGTATATATGCCCATCCCAATCAACTCCAATAACTGCGAGGGCAGTGTAGTCAGCCGAACTGCTAAGGCTAAAAGCGAAGTCGATGGCTGCAAAGATGGACAATGGTTTTCCGTTGTATTGCCAGACTCCGTCGCCTCGTTTAAGGAAGTCTCTGTTATAGTACTGGAAGTACTCACGATCTATTGCGTCCTCCGTAGGACTGTTCGGATTGTTGTAGTACTGGGCGTAGAACTGAGACTTGTCTAGGTACTGTGCTCGCTTCCGTGCCAGTATGCGCTGGTTAAAGCCGAACCACTTGCCATCGCCTCGTTGCATCCGGGGCCACAGGAACACTCCGGTTCCGTCCCCCATGTCCTCTACAGTTCTGTCCAGAACTTCGTATACCGGACGGCTATCTATGATCTCACCATCCTCGTTGTATATGTCTTCGGTAATCTCCGCGAGAGTACCGTACAGATCCTTCGGATGATAGCGGGTACCTACTACCCACTCTCTGGCATCCGTGGTTTCAATACTAGCCAGCAGTGAATACTGGCTCTGTACTTTATCCCGGCCTTCCTTAGTATAAGCGTTCTCGTTAACGACTACGTCGTCAAGACACGCTATGTTACAGTGGAGTCCCGTTATAGAAGTTGTCAACCCTGCCGTAAAGACCGTCGGTTCCCTGATCCCTTCCGCTGCGCGGAGTGGGTGGTCCACCGAGATCTCCGAGTTAGTCCACTTCTCCCGCTTACCCTCATCCTCGTTAACCATCTCCGGCCAGTACCGTCGGTACCGTGGGGATGTGAGAATGTCCTTAATGAACTTCAACTGCTTCTCCGCTAGGTTAGACGTAGAGGAGATGTAGAGTATAGTCACCGTCGGGTTCCGGGTAATCTCCCACGCGCACCTGTATGCCAGCATGGCAGACTTCTGGTGGTCTCGTGGGTAGAGCAACATCTGGTGGGTTCCCGCATCCTCACGGGTCCACCATTTGATAACGTCCCTGTGACAAGCTCCCAGTACCCTGTGAGGGGCTACCAGCCGTATGAACGAGTACAGATCGTCTTCGGCAGCTTGTCTTATTACGTCTTTACTTACTCTAGCCATTGGGCGGTCGTGTCTTTACGTTGTCCGCGAACTCATCCCCGCTTATATACCAGAAGGGCTTGGAGCCATCCTCGTAGTACATACGTCCAAAGTCTTCGGGGTGGATGTAGACTTGGCTGAGTAATCGCAACCAGTTGAGTACGTTTGAGTCGTCCCACCCGTCACTTCGGGTAGCTCGATATGCGCCATACAGGATAACCGTGAGGATACCCAAGAGCCACCCTAACAGGAACGCGCTCACTTTTTCCACCGCCAGTTGTCGAACTGGTACTCGTACCAGATGTGCGCCCTGTCGTAGACGACTTCGTCATGTTCTTTATCTATCTCCGAGTGGTGAAGGTAATCGACGGATACTTTATGCGGCCCCTTTTCGTAAAGCGGCTGTTTAAGTTGTATAACGCCGTCAAGACTGTTGCTAACGCCCAAACCAAGACTTGGACCACCAGCGCAACCAGTGAGAAACCAGAGCAGTACAAAGAGTATAACCACTCCTGCTACTGCCCTCCATATGTCCGTGTGCTTACGTGTCTTGGTCCACTCTTTAAAACGTTCCCACATTACCATCTTCGTCCTAGTAGTCGTGTCAATCCGCGCCGTAACTGGGCACCTAATGAGGGGCCGGGTGGTGTACCCGGAGTATATATCTTGGAGAACCCGAGGGTTCCTATCGCGTTATGCGCTACGTTCTTTAGGAACGTGGCTACTTCCGCCAGTGTCAGGGTACCCGTTCCTGTGTACGCTGACTGAATGTTAAACTGTCCCTGCTCAGATAGCAGGGCTGTTCCCAGTGCCGTATAGTTATAGTTCCGTACGTACTGAGTAACCGAGGTGCGTACTGCCGTGCCAACGCCCGAGAACGAGAAGGACCGGACAAAGACGCTCACCTTACTGAAGGTGGAAGTACCTATGCCCGAGGCGCTTACCGACTGGAAGAACGTGGTAACGTTGGTAGTTACCGCTGTTCCTACGCCCGAGAAGCTGAGGAACTTAAGGGTTACTTGTGTAACCGATAGTACCGATGTACCCACCGCACTCATGGCCTTATAAAGGCTGGTGCTCTTTATAAGGGCCAGTGACCCCAAGGCGGAATAGCTAAGACTCTTTACAAACGTCGTCGCCTTGGTGAGTGCGCTGGTACCTACTCCCGAGTAATTGAAGGAGCGCACCGCTTGTAGCGTATCTACTAGGGAGGCTGTGCCTACCGCTGTGTAGGAGAACGCTTTGAGTACGATCTGCTCTACCGTAGCTACCATCGTACCCACGCCGGAGTACGCAAGGTTCTTCACAAAGGTAGCGGCTTTGACGAGGGTCGAGGCCCCGAGTCCTGAGTATGCTAGGCTCTTGAGGAACGTTGCTGCTTTAGTTAGACTCGCAGCCCCGACGCCCGAATAATTAAATGATCGTACAAACTGACCTACCTTGGTCAGTACGCTCGTACCGAGACCACCATACGCGAAACTGCGGGCGAATGTAGTGGCCTTGGTAAGAACGCTTGTTCCTATTCCGCTGGCAGAGAAGGCCCTTATGAAGGTCTTACCCTTGGTCAGTACTGCCGTACCTATACCAGAGAAGGACAAGTTTCTTATGAAAGTAGCCGCTTTGGTAAGTACCGAGGTTCCTACCCCACTGTACGCAAAGCTGCGTACAAACTGGGCTACCTTAGTAAACGCGAGGGTGCCTACTCCCCCGTATGCGAATGACCGGACAAAGGTGGCAGCTTTGCTGAACGCCAGTGTTCCGACACCGCCGTACGAGAACGAACGTATAAAGGTCTTGCCTTTAGTCAGTACGCTGGTACCCAGAGCCGTCATTGCTTTGAGCAAAGTCGTTAGCTTAGATACCGTACTCGTTCCCACACCCGAATAGGAGAAGGCTCTGTCGTAGGCTACAAACTTGGTAAGAGCCGCAGTGCCCACTGCCGTAAAGGTGAGGTTCTTCTGGGTAGTGCCGGACGCGGATACAGTTACCGCTATCCAGCCCAGCGCCCCGTCACTGACCCGCTCCACACCTAAGTACAGCGAGCCAGTTGGTGCCCCCGACGGATCCGTGAACGTTATGGAGGTGCCGTCGGTAGACCACGACGTTACCGTCATCTGGGTTGCCCCAGACTTGGTCTGGGTAGTATTCAACCAGACCCGTGGTTTGATGTACTTGAGCAGCCCTAGTGAGCCTACTCCTGAATGGGCTAAGGTCTTCTTGCGGCTAGACACCTTCGTTAGTGCGGCGGTGCCTACGCCGGAATAGCTCAGATTCTTCTGAATTGGTCCGGCATCCGGCGTACTGATCTCGACGTACGAGACCGCAGCACCGCGACGACCTGAGGGTGTACCACCGGTACCGTTCGAGGTGAACCGTACCCGGACATCGGACCAGTCCGTAATGGCCGAGGAGCTGAACGTCAGCGTGTTGTAGATCGTGAACGTGCTCTCGGTAGGCGTTACGCCAGTCACCGAGGCTCGCTGCGTGGCCCCCTCGTAGACCTCTAGGTCAAACGTAGGGGCCGATCCTCCCGAGCTTGGGGCGACGTTGCCGTCGCACTGCGCTTGGTAGATGATGACGGTACACGTACCGGTATCCGGCACGGAGCCGGACAGGTCCGTTAGCAGGACTTCGCAGACGCCGGTCGCGTTGTCATTGCCAGCGTAGTAGTCACCAGAGTCAGGAGCCGTGCCGTCGAGGTTCAGGTGAACGTTCGTTGTCGGCGCGCCGTTTGTGGCCGTCACTTGCGAAATTGGGCGCATTGACTGAGCCACGGGCTATCTCCTATACAAAGTTAGAACCGGCGATTACTAGTCCTGTATCCCCATCGGTCCACGATTCAGTTGTATTTACGTCAGTGATGATCGGGTTAGTGGCCGTAGCATATACCGGACTCATTATGCTGTTGTACCACATCACATGAGGCCCCTCCGCATTGGTAGGAGTTCCCCCGGTAGTCGCTGTCGCGTTAGAAATTAGATCCTTGACCGTCGTTGTGTTGTTCAACGGTGCGTAGAATACCAGCGAGGAAGTCCGCATCAGGTACGGAGGATAGCCCTTGGACAAGAGCAATATCTCAGCATCGGTCAGGTCTGCTGCCCACACCGCAACGTGAGCAAGTCGGCCCGACCAGCCATCGTCAGGGGAGCTGTCACGCTCAGAGGCTATAGAGATCGTGTCCAACGATCCCCAAGTCGGTGTCATGCTGTCAGCGTCCGTCCCTTTATTACCACCATTCAAATAAGCACTACGGTCGGTTGCTGATGTGAATTTACAGGCCGCGTGATTCCACGCATTGTAAGTTACAGAAGCACTAGTCCAAGCAACAGAGTTAGAACCACCTCCAGCAGCAGGGTTCAGATACGCTTGAATACGCCCGACTGCTCCGGTATCCGCGCTGTCACCGATACCGAACCGAAGATAGTTAGTTGACGAGGCTGAGTCCTGAATTTGCAGGATATTCCAGTCATTGTTATTCGTATTGTCGGGGTAGCACCATGCCGCACAAGTGACCGGAAATGCGGAGACTGGCACGGAACTCCAGTAGTAGTAATGAGTACTGGTGTTTATTGCATTACCGAAATTAATTGCCATGACTTAGGTCGTCGTGTACTCAAGCGATACGGCCCACACCTCCATGTCGCCCGTCGCATTGGTTCCCGACGTACCGTTCTCACGGCCAAGCCGAAATGCTATATAGTCGTTTGCCGCGATAGTTACTGTAGTGATGGCATCACTAACGGTCTTCATCAGTCCAGCCGTACCGGGTACGGTCTGATCCGCCGATGATTCCGTAGTGGACCAGCCATCCGTATCTATGGTCTCGCCGTCTGCAATAGCCATCAGGTTTGTCCGTATGGCGATATTGTTGGCAGTGGCGCTCGCCATTGAATACACCACCTTGACCGTCAGGCCACTGGCGTAGTCCCCCGGCATCTTGAATTGCCAGATAACCAGTTCATCCGTGGTACCATCGAACGCCAAATACGGACGATTCGACGCCGTGAACAACAGCGCGGGCGGATTAGTGGGATCCGCCTGATGTGCCGGGATGGGGAGCAATAAGTTCGCGGTTGCCATTACGTCACCTGATCCAGTCTGTTACGCAGCGCCGTACGTAGCTGCGCTGCCGTACGATCCGAGAGCGCGTGTTGCTGGCGCAGGACGTTGATCTCGTCGATCATTACGTCCGCGAACGCCTTGAGCAGATCCTCGGTATCGTACCGGGCTTTAAGGGATTCTCGTTTATTGGTAAGTGCCGCCGCCGCTAGTTCGGCATCCCGAGCATCTCGGGTTGCCTGATCGACCAGCACCACACTGTCCCCCGTAATGTCCCAGTAAATCGAGTTGAAGCCCTGCACAGCCGACAGATCTGGATTCCAGATCCAGTCTACCTGCGGATAGTCTGGTTCGTTAACGGAGAAGAGCAACGTCTTACTATACGGAAACGTTGCCCCGTCTGTTCTGTTGAGTACGTCAGCCATTATTCAAGCACCGTCGGTGGTTGTGGTTTGCCTATGAACTTCTTGATGGATTCGTTGGAGGGTCCACTCATAGTGAGCTGAACCGTCACCGCGTACGCGAACGCGGAGTACGTGCCCGGTTGCGGTATCATGTTGACGAAGGTGTAGCACTGGCGCGATCCGGGGAGCGCGGTGCCTATCGGAATCTCCTGTTCGATTACTACCGTGCCGTCGTTCCTACGCACCTGTATGATGGTGCCCCTGAGATCGCCCGGTTCAATGGGCGTCAGGTCTTCGTACTGAGTCGGGTTGGTCCAACAGTAAGCAACGTCCCTCGGATATTCGCTTTGGGCGAATACCGAGGACGCTGCGACGAGGACCAGAAGAGTGGCCCATCGCATTTTGCTTACGACCAAGTCAGATCAAACTGGAACTGAATCGAGTCTGATGCGTTAACGGCCACGCCCGTAAAGTCCGACTTGAGCAGCATATTGCCGCCCGTGCTTGCGTCGAATACTCCCGCGTTCGTGATCGTCTTGGTTCCGTCCGCCGTGATCGTGCCGGTGAGCCGGTTGATGTTGGCGCTAGGTTGCGCCTCCGTCAGGGCTACCCGCGCTTCGGTGGCTTCCGTGAAGAGCGTCGTGTCACCCTTGGCCGCTGTACCAGCGCCCGTACCCCAACCGACGTACCAGTTAGCCGGGGCACTTGCCGTACCATCGACGTAGTCCGCTACGAGGGTTTCACCCACATCCGTAAAAATATCAGCCATTTCTAATTACCTTCATTTTCATAGAGGCGCTTCCGCGCCCGCTTATTATATTGTTCCCCGAGTCTGCGGGACGAGCCTTCTTTTCGTAGACCCGGCCCCGTACCTTTGCGGGGGCTATGCGACGTTCCCCACGCATCCACGCACGGAACTTCTCAATCAACCTTCTGAACATTACGATACCTCGGTTAATGTAAAAACGCCCGTGGCCGATACCTGAAGTACGGCTACGTGCGTAGTACCCCTAGGGGCACGTAAGTACTCTACCCCGGAGGGGAAGAGCATATCGTTAGCGGTGGCTGTTACACCGCTATCTCCGAATTTCATGTAACAATCTCCCACGGACGCGATCCTGACCAGCGAAGTGCCGGGGATGACGTTTGAGGGATAGGCCCCTGACACAGACCCTGCGCCTATGTTGAGCTTGAGGGTTCCGGCTGTGGGGCCGGAGGGCTCAAGGGCTTGGATAGATCGACCGTACTGGTCAACGGGTAAAACTGGTTTCGTCATTAGTTGAGTCCGAGAAGTTGTGCGTCTTCGTTAACGGTAGTCTTGGCTATACGCTCCTCCTTTAGGAGTTGCGCTCTTTCCGCCTTGGAGGGTCGGCCCCGTTTCTTGGGCTGGTTGAACTCGGCAAGCCACTTGACTGCCGCTATGTGCGACGGGCTCCCCTTGGGGGCCGTCTTGGCTATATCCTCCATACGGTCGTACTGGTCCGAGATGAGCTTGAGTTCCAGCTCTTTCTTCCACTCTTCGTGGTGCGGCTGAAACCATTGCAGCTTTGTGAGCACTTGCCAGTGCTTCCACGAGCCAAAACACCCTATGGCGAACCGATACTCGGTCGGGTCGCCTATCTCCATGTACTTACGGTACAGGCTGATACACCCCTTATGGTCATAAGGCTTAAGGGTAAAGAAACAAGGATAGTCCCCAGTTCTGGATTCCCAGAACAGGGAGGCGGTCCTGAACCGCCCTAACCTATCCTTCATAGGAGAGAATACGTCCTCAGGATCTGTTAGATCCTGTACTATGGTATGTACCTCGGAGTCCGATACCCCTGACTCCGAGGAGTTGACCCACTCAACCCCTTCGGGTTGAGCAGTATTCATATTAGTTTCATTTGAAATAGTCATATAAAAGATAGAGCCCCAATAAAATAATAATGAGAAGACTACTACCTTCTTCCCTAAGGGTCAGAAGGGAAGACTTTATTTTCTTAATGTCTTCCATTATTAGACAAATTTAAAGTGAAAAAGTTCAATTTATTTTAAGTTTATCAAGGTTATCAACATCCTATAATTTCTCTGAGAAAGTTTTTAGGTGGCTTTCCCCGCCGAAGGCGGTACCCCCGGTCCCCGGCCCCTCCGGGGCCGTCGGTCGGCCTCACCTAACGCGCACCCGGATCTGCGCGCGCACCCGCAGGTACCGGCCAAAGGCCGGTCGATTGACCAAGTGGCTGATTTCGCTAAGCTTATAAGGATCTTTGATCCTTATAACCAAACGGTCTAACCTCCCGTTTGACATAGACCCCAAAGGGGTCTATGTTAAGCGTGTGTGCAGGTGTGTACGCGCAGATGCAAACCCCCTTTGGGGGTTTGCGCTAGGCTCCGGGGTTCTCTCCTCTGATTCGGGGACAACCCCTTTCATTTGTGAAAGGGGATTGTCCCCTCAGAGGAGAGAGAAATGGCAACAGAAATGGCAAGGCTCCGGGCTTTCGCTGGCTCTAAAAGAGCCGAACTGGATGGCAAAGCCATCCGCTGGGCCAGCGAAGCTGGCTACATGGACGTTGACGGAGCTTCGCTCCGTACCGCGATCACGGCTTACCTGCACGATCTGGATCCTTGGGATCCAGAGTGGATGGACTGGCTGGACTGCTACGGCGAAGCCAAACTGATCCACCTCTTTGAGGTGGATATCTGAGCTTGACAACCGACACTTACCCTCTTACGCTGGGGGAGTCTTACGACCCCAGCTAGAGAGGGTAAAAGGAGAAACCGATGAACGACCTGATGATGCAAGCTGCTATTGATGCCTTCGGCATTGACGCCGTGATACGCTACTGGCTCGGCGTAGCCGAGGAGGCCGAGGCCAGAATGGAGCGACAGGCATACCCTGAGTATTACTCAGGGGATGCGGGGCAGGAAGATCTCTGGCATGAGTGCTGGATGTACGGTCAAGCGCCCACTATGCCACGGACTTGGGCTTGGCGAGAGGATTCCGTGGACCATATTGATAATATCAATATGGGGGATCTGGACTCCGTCATCTTTGATGACGAGTTCGATTGGGAGATTGACCCAGAGACTGGCGATGTAATCCTTCCTTTGGAAGGATTACCCATTGAGATGGACGACGACGGCGAGTGGGTGGCTCTTTGAGCCACCCCCTCGGGGAGAGTGAAATGAGTGAAGCGTACTGCTATGAGTGTATGACGGTCGTGGCTCCTTCGGAGCTTACGGATGACGGACTCACCTGCGTGGAGTGCTTTGCACTCCTCAGTGAGGGGGACTGGGAGGAGCACTGTATCTTCTGCCATGAACCACTAGCAGAGCTAGTGGTCGATGAGGATGGCGATAGCTACGCTATCTGTGCGGGCTGTGCGTATACTAAGGCCGACGGGCAGGGTACTTTGTACCCTGACGATCGGATTCCATGATCGGGATTCTCCCCCTCTCTCGCATCAGGGGGGAGTCTTACGACCCCCTGATGCGTGAGAGGGGGAGGAACGAAGGGATGCCAGCACCCTAGTTTGCTGGCTTGTGTGACTCGGAGGTGTATTATGGGTGCTCAGCGCACTAGCATGAAGGACGTACTGGAGGCTATTAATAGCCTGACGACGGCAGTAATGACACTGGTGGAACAGAAGCCAGTGACGCAGGCCCCCGTTATTACGGAGGCTCCGGCTCAGATAGCGGACCCGCTGCCCGCTAGCAGGCCCGCCGTTGAGGCTGGCTACCTGAAGCATATGGTAGCGACCGTAACCAAGCGAGCTAAGCTTGACGGAGAGGACTACGTCCTCTATGCTCGGAAAAACCAGTATGGCGAGACCAAGCTGGCCTACCGTAAGGCGAGCCAAATGGGTAGCCTGAAGGATCGTGGCTACATTGGTAACGTCAAGCTGATTAAGGCCGCTTGACCCACGGAGGGGAGGCTAATAGCCTCCCCTTTTCTTTGGCTTAATGGAGGTATGTATGCGTAATAACGCAGATGACTGGCAGTTTGCGGGTCAACTAGTGACCCAGCATGGCAAGGTGTTCCGTATATGGCAGGATGTAGCGGCTAAAGGCGGACGCTTTAAGGTCACTGACCTAGCGGGCGAGCGCTTGGGATTCGCTGGCACGTTAGCTAAGGCGTGGTCCAGTGTACGCTATCAGGCAGGTATCATTGAGAGATCGCAGCGAACTGAGGACTAGCCCTAAGGCTAGCGTCAGAACTAACTGCGGTATGTACAGCATAGCTGTTAGTGCCATCGGCTATGCTGTACTCTTTTATCTAGTGGCGCTATAAGGAACGACGTTATGATTACTATCACTCGTGTCTGCCCGTTTACTGGGGCTATTCATCACCGGGACATGGACATTGACCAGTCCCAGTATGACGCGTGGGAAATGGGAATGTTAATACAGGAAGCTATGCCCCACTTATCACCGGAGGACCGGGAGTATATAATGACCGGCATCACCCCGGAAGCATGGGATGAGTACTTAGGGGAGGACTACTAATGTACGTGATACGTAGGTGTAATGACGGTGCGTTTCTGACCCGTGATAATACGTGGTCAGTGCCCGTCATTAAGCGGTCTATTAAGCCGACCCCCAGCCCAATAGGCTGGGGGTCCACTAGTAACGTGGGCCTAGTAGGCTGGGTTGATACCAGTGATCTGGCTCGGTTCACTCTCAAAGAGAGTGACTGGATTGTATTGGACTCCCTTTATAAGGGAGAGGAACTGGAGGCTGTTAAACTAGCCGACATTAAATGGGAGGAACTGGACGGTGACTGCCCGTGGACAAGCTAAGATACCTCGGCTAATAGAGGTACAGGTAGAGGACCGGTGGCTAAAAGCCACCGTGTCCTCGGTACTATCGACCCAGCTAGTGGTCTTTATTAAAGACCTAGGTATTGAAAGGTTCGTGTTCATACGTGAGCAGGGCCTAACTTGGAGGCCCCGCCAATAGGCGGGGCTTACCTTATGTAAAGTGTACAGGTAGGGTGCGTGTGTGTGTGCGCGCCCCGGTTTATTGAAGTCCGAACGATAGTCCGAACGAAAGGAAATTAATATGATAACATGGCGAAACATACACGCTACACTGGCGCAGTTGGATGGATGGGACTGGTTCCTAATGCTATTGTGCGTGGCTTGTGCGGTTGCGTTAGGTATTCAAGGTGCCTTTATAACGTGCGCTCTACTGGGTGTGCTGCTATTCCAATGGATAATGATACGTATGCTGCTCCTCTTTATTAGGCAAGAGACAGTAAGGTACCAAGGTATCTTTGATAGGATGGTAAACACTATCTATAGGATGGAACAAGAACGTAATGGAGGTACTACTAGTGACGATTAGTATACGAGAAGTTATCTTTGTATCCTTGTTAGCAGTACTCTTTTATTTCTATTCTCTTTTCCTTGATCTTATCAGGGATCAGCACTATGCTAAGCAGAAGTTAGAGTACATATACCTATACCCTGACAAGGATACTAAGATGTATGATCTGTTCTTAGATCAGTGCCGACGTACATATAATAAGGAGCAGGTGTCACTAATAGTAGACTGTACCGCAGCTAAGATGACGGCATACCTGCATGAGACAGACCCTAACTAAGAGTCTCCCCTATCCACGGGGGGAGCGAAGCGACCCCCGTGGAGAGGGGAGGAGGAGGACGGACAGCGATGGCTATAACAGTAAAGAGAGTTCCAATAGATAGTAGTGCTCTGCCTTTCCTAGTTGAGCATGATACATGGAAGGTGACACGAGTTGAGTTATGGGCACTGCCCCCTGCTAACAAGACAGATACCTTGTCTGGTAATCCAATACTAGACCGTGACTATGGTATCACAGAGTTCATTGAACTGGAGGTAATCGAGTGAAGTATAAAGAGCGCGCGTCCTATCTAAAAGAACTAGAGATAGAACTGTTTGATCTTGTTAGCAAGGTCAACTTCCTGTTAGACTATCACTCGTTACGTGATAGCGATGGATGTTACACGTTCCCAGACGGGGACGTATGGGATTCTAGTTGGCTGCTTAATAAGGAGGAAACCAATGACGCTGTCTAAGTTAGAGGAAAAACTAGTCATAGACCTAGTTGATATGTTCCTAACTAAGGACGAACAAGACATTATCTATCGAGTAGAACTAACAGGACAGGGTTCAAAAGACAAGATATTAGCAGAGGTATCCCTATTGTTTAAAGTAATAGAGATAGAGGAGAACGAAGTTGCCTAAGTTATCTGATGCGTATGATGTGGAAGTAATGCGGCGTATGATTAATGAGAGTGATGAGCCTACTGTTACTACTGAGGGTGAGGCTCCCGCTACTACCACCACCCTGCCTGAGTATGTCTTTGAAAAGAAAGACAATTCAGTACTGTTTAGTAGTTTGTTTTGGAAGCCAACCACTATACCTGACCTACCTGTGCAGGTGTTTGAAGATACTGATTGGCCTGAACCTGCGCGTGTAATGATACCGGACCCTGATCCTAACTGGGTGTGGTCACGTAAAGAACTGGAAGCGTTCGCCCTTGGTATATACAATGGCGATACCATTCTACTGTGGGGTAGGCAGGGTACAGGTAAGTCATGCCTAGCTAAGGAGTGGTGTGCTACTGTACGTGCTCCCTTCTGGCGTATCAACTGTAACCGGGACACTCGTGAGTCTCACTTCCTTGGTAGTGCTGGCCTTACGTACAACGATAAGGGTCAGATGTTTATTAAGCAAGAGTTCACTCCGCTTACTGATAGCTTGCGTTATGGTGGGTTGTTCTGTGAGGACGAGGCGTTTCGCCATAGCTCTGCGCTTGTGCTCCAGTCCTTACGTGAAAAGAGTAGCCGATACCTGCTGCTTAATGATGCTCCGGGTATGTCATCTGAGGATCGTAAGCTCAAGGCACCCGCTGGTAGGTGGTGGTATGTGATGACAGATAATACCTGTGGTCTTGGCGATGAGACTGGTACATTTGATGCCGAGATACAGGACATATCTACGTTGGATCGTATAGATACTACGATAGAATGTGATTACCTTAATGAATCGCAAGAGGTAACGATGTTGAAGAAGGTAAGTAAGCTGGACCCTGATATACTAGGCAAGATAGCTAAGGTTGCCAAGTCTATCCGCCAAGCTGTGAAGAGTGGTACTATGGTAGGTACCATGTCTACCCGTGGTGTACTGTCATGGGTACAGAAAGCTGAGCAGTTGGGTAGCTTGGGCCGTGCCTTCCAGTCTGCGTGGTATAATAAACAGACACGGGATGACCAAGCCATAGCTAAAGACCTGTTCTTCCAAGTCACTGGTACTACAATAGAGGATTAAGTAATGTCACTACTAAGAAAAGCTCCACTTCCAGAGCCAGTTAATCCCTATCTTATTCTAGATGTGGAGAAACTGTACAATATTGTAGCTCGTAGATGTGGATCAGTTGGTATGACCGTGGCCTTTAAGAGAGTGGCTGCTCCTCAGACTAATGCTACTACTATGGAGTTCCCTATTATAGGGGCACAGCCTACTAAGGAGGAGCTGCTTACACTCATGGGGTGGGTTAGCCATGAGTGTGGGCACCACCTTAGAGCACTAGCATTTGATGTACTGATAGCCCTCAATAAACTACAAGCACCAGAGTCCTTGTCCTTCCTGTTTAATATGACAGAGGATGATGTGATGGAGCGCCACACTGGACGCTTGTATCCGGGTGATAGACAGGCACTCATCTATATTAATGAGGACATCCTCACTCGTATTATAAGTCAGTTGGAACAAGGAAAGATTACGCCTACTGACTGGACTCCAATGGCTACGATGGTAGAGTTGCAGAGATCTCGTACTGATTGGGACTATCGAGCGGTTGGTATCAGTACTCAGTTGTATAATGCGCTGCCACCCGAGGCTAAAGGCATAGCAGATACGATAGCTGCGTTTGATCTAGCTAGTAAGCTGCGTCCTATACCTAGTGTAATGGATACGTATAAGATCACGTATGATCTACATAAGATACTGTATCCTGATATGGAACTGCCCGAACCACAAGAAGTACAGCAACAAATGGAAGCTGGTGCAGCCAGCGCTGCTGCTAATGGTGAGCGTGAGGAAGCGAAGCCAAAGACAGGGGCAGAAGCAGATAAGACTAGCACTAACCAATCGGCAGCATTTACTAAGCCAACTCAGAAACAGAACAAGGAGAACCAAGAAGAAGGGGAAGGTAGTACGGTAGACTTTACTTGGAAGGATGCAGTATTGTCCGACCATAACAACGATGATCCCAGAGTACGTACTGGTAGTATTGGTCCCAAGTATAAGATAAGTGGTGGCTATGCACTGGCACCGTTGACTAGTACTAAGCGGTGCGTTGTTGATATGTCTAGTAAGAGGGTGGAGATACCCAATTCAGAGCACCACTACTGGCAGAAAACTAGCAAGCTAGATGTATTGGGTGATGGTACCGCAGTAGCCGTAGCTAACTATAGTCAAGGTGGTAAGAGGTATATGCCTCCTAGTGTGAACAACGCATTGGCTAATAAGATACGGATACACCTACTGTCAGAGAAGCGTAGCCATGCACAGTACGATCAGGAGTATGGTAAGTTAGATAAGCGTAACCTCACACGGTTGGCGCTGCCCCCTATTGATGGAGGTAATTGGAATAAGAAGATCTTCTATACACCCAGAGAACGGCGAGACTTTAATACGTGTATCACTCTACTAGTAGACTGGTCTGGTTCAATGGATGGTAAGAAGCGTAACATGGCGGGGCAAGCGGCTAACATTATGAACACCCTGTTCAATGACAAGCTGCGTATACCTACCCAGATAGCTACCTTTAGTAATAGGATACACTTCACAGATATAGGGTTGCTTAAGAAGTATGACGCTAGGATAAGTACCAAAGAACTGGCGACTCGGTTTAATATGTGTGACTGGATGGTGTCCTCTAACAACGATGCGGACTCCCTATGGTGGGCGTATCACGAGGCCCTCAGTCGTAGGGAAAAGCGTAAGATAATCATAGTGTTAAGCGATGGTGCTCCTACTGATGCTTACGTTGGCAGTGGTAGCTCTGCTCTGAAGGGGGTGACTACCATAATAGAGAAGGACAAACGCTGTGAACTGTACGGTATAGGGATAGAGTCACAGGATGTTAATAGGTACTATACTAAGAGCATCCACTTGCGCTCAGTAAATGAGTTGGAGCATAAGTTGTTGACTCTATTGGGAGGTAGAATCCATGCGAGTTAAACGGAACTTTCCCTTCAAACATTTGTCTAAACATAGTAAGCCACCTCCTTCTGAGGAGGAAGTGAGGCGCTTCTTTCACGAAGCGTACTATACATCAATGACTTACGACTCAGAGTCTGGTGATGTCCGTGTTAATACTGACCGCACTGGACTAATATATCCTAAAAAGGGTGACGCATTATGAACATCGACGAACTACTCGAGCGGCTTAGAAATAAAGATCACCCCTATGCGCGGGGCGAGGCAATCGTAGTCCTACGCGAGCAGCAGGAAGAGATCGAGCGCCTTCGCAAAGAGATAGAGCGGTTACGTACCTCTCAAGTACGTATCACTCGATTCGTCGCAGAGGCGATGAATATATACCCGGTCAGGACAGAAGACGGGAAGCCATTCGACCCCTTCACTGACGCGAAATTCATCGAGGAACTGATCGAGCGGCTGGAGGGTGATTCGTCTGGACCGTATTACGATGCTCTAACGAGCTTCGCTTTGAGGCGCGAAGCAGCCCAAGCCCTCCGAGAACAACTGGCAGAGATAGAGGAACTGAAGGTGGCGTATGAAACCAAGTGAAATTTTATTGTATGCACTACCCACTGCTCCGGGCCAGACACTACGGTATAATCATGCGGAGTGTCCCGCTGGTACGGATACAAGGGGTCGGTTGTATATAACCATGTCTGATGCTTGCCCTCATAGTGTCTTAGCTTACTGTCATAACTGTGGTGAGGGAACGGTGGTACCTACTAACAGGTACCGGGTAACAGCACCTGCTAATGAGCAAGTATCGGTGAACTCAGCGGATATAAATCCAGAGGATTGGGAAGCTGACCCTCGGTTCCCCTGCTTACTAGGGCTACAAGCTGAGGTGTGGCTGACCAACAAGAAGATTATGGTTGATGCCCCGACACTTAATAAGTACGGAGTTAGATGGAATGATGAGCATGATGAAATCATTATACCTATACGTGGTACCTATAGCGCACCACTAGTGGTAGGGTACCAGTCTCGTAATATACATAACGTAGGGTCTAAGTATAAGACCTCCATGTTTAATAAGACCCAACCAATATGCACCTTTATACCTGCTAGTTCTGATTGTCGTACTACTGTTATAGTAGAGGACTACATATCAGGCGTGGCTTGTTGCGAGGCAGGGTTTAATGCGGTGGTACTATATGGTACGCATTGTTCTTCTGATAAACTGTTCTGGTTGGATACCTCTGATGCTATAATAGTGTGGCTGGATAATGACAACGATACTGTGGACAAACACGCAGATACTATTTTCCGTACACTAAAAATGATATGCCCTACTAGATCTATTAGAAGGAGTAGAGAATCCAGCGAACCCAAACATCTAAGTAAAACTGAAATCAAATCCGTTCTTAGTTGGAAACCAGAATGATTGACGACATTGATCTTACATTACTATCTGTCCTTACCACTAGGGCTGGCTACAATCAACACCATAGACATATCAAAAAAGGTATGTGCATACCTGAGTCTTGGACTTTAGTACAAGACATTGGCAAGTATTACGAGGCGTTCCCTACTGTGAATGAGGTAGACCACACCTCATTTGTAGTATGGTACAGGACTACAGCACACCCCGACTGGAAGATGGAGAAACTTGCTGAGTACTCTACGATACTAGACAACGTACTGAAGCACAAGGCACCAGCTAATGTACTTACTATACTTAACAGGACTGCTGCTGTTGCAGATCTACAACAGTCATTGGATGATCTCAATGCAAATAAACTACAGTGGGATGACTTCAGAACTAAAGTAACTAGGGCACTGGACGATGCTGATGACGCCCGAGTTAGTAAGGTAATCAATCTATCCTTCAAGGATATGCCTGATCGTAGTGGTACCGGGTACTACTGGAGAGTAGAGGATCTTAACAAGTCAGTCGGTCCGGTGGCAGGGGGTGACGTTATCATTATAGCCAAGCGTCCTGAGATAGGGGGCACCTCCTTTATTACTAGCGAGATGACATTCATGCTGGACCAGATGGGACCAGATGGTAGGGTGTGCCTGTTCAATAACGAGGAGGAACCTACTAAACTATGGGGCCGTGTCGGTGGGTGCGCGCTTAACATTAACTATCGGGATCTTATGGCTGACAAAGACAAGGCCGATGAACTCATGGACCAGTGGCTTAACGGTCGTAAGTTCCACATAGTACAGGACACCCATATGTCACTGGCTAGTATACATAACGAACTTCGCATTGCCGAGATACCATACAAAGTAATAGCTATCAATGTCCTGCTCAAGGTGGACGGCACTGGTAAGATGGAGGACCACGATAAGCTCCAGTCTTTGGGTGAGGAACTACGACGCATAGCACTGGACTACAACGTGGTAGTACTAGCAGTAGTACAGGCTGGTGATAGTGCTGATGGTATCAGATGGCCGACACTGGCTCATATATACAAGAGTCGTACCGCATTACAAGGTGAGGCTGACGTACTGTTGTTCATAGGTAAGGGTGAGGATGATCCTCCTAGTATACGTGGACTGCACGTAGCTAAGAACAAGATACCCCCTGCTCCCTGTGTTGATACGTCACTTAAACATATTAAGTGTGAGGTGAGATTCGATATAGATACTGGAAGATTTGAATCCATTAACTTTAGGAAGCACAGTTATGCCAAGTAAATTTGTAGTAGACATTGAGACTACAGTTAACGGCCCCTATCGTAGCCCCGGCGCTGAGTATCCAGATAATAGGGAACTAGTTATCTCTATAAACGGGGGTTCATACAGACACTGGGATGTTATAGTCAAACAGCTAGACCTTGGGCCGGTAGTCGTTGTTGGACATAATGTAATGTTTGACATTAAGTATCTTCTTAGATACATTAAAGAGAACTATCCCGATCTAGAATGGTGGGACAAGCTCACGGTAATAGATACTATGTATGAGGTGTACTTGCAATCAGGGCATACCCTTAATAATATGTCTCTAGAAGATACCGCTCAACTGTATAACATTCCCTATGAAAAGAGTATAGATCTTGCTTCGTATTTAAGTACGGGACATTTAATGGAGGACATTCCAATACAAGATCTGATGGACTATTGTGATGCTGATTGTAATGTCACACGGTTGATACATGAGAAGCAACTAAAGGTGCGTAGTCTTGAGAGTATGATGGATGCTCATAAGCACTTGATATTCCTAGCAGAAATGGAACTCACTGGGCTGCCCATCAACAAGACTACACTACAGAATAAACTTCTGTCGTTGCTACCAGAGCAGGTGAATATACTTAGTAAGTTGGTTGAGATGGTACAGACTGGTGTTACTATAGTAGATCGACATGGTAAACCAAACCTATCTGTTACAAATCCCGCCCAAGTAACAAAGTTTGATTGGGTAACTGGTAGGGTTATAAGCAAGGTACTAACTGGTATGCCAACCGGTGTTATTAAAACTAGCCGGTTAGATGTGAACCTACAGTTTCCCAAGCCCCTGTTGAAATACTCAGACATCGTGCACGTATGGGGTAGCAAGCCTCCCAGTGCTACCTTAGGGTACTCGTTAGCGGAGGAGAGTGTCCATGCACTGGAACAACTGGAGATACCCGGAGTATCTGAGCTGGTATCTATGTATTCACGGTATAAACAGATTGAGAAGCTACACTCTACGTACCTTAGGGGTATGTCAGAGGTAGTAAATAATCCAAATACACCGCCGTGTTGTTTGTTTCCAAGCATCAACACCACCGTAACTGCAACGGGACGCACAAGTTCTTCCAATCCAAACGGACAGAACTTTCCTCCTGATGCAAAGGAGTGTATAGGATACGAAAACGGAAGAAAGTTCTACGAGTTTGATCTTTCACAACTGGAGATGTGTGGTGCTGCTGAGTTGTCCCAAGATCCTACGATGATAGAGGACATCCAGCATAAGAGGGATATACACTACGAGACAGGGCGCACTACTATGGGATGGAAGTCACCCACTGAGATGACAGACAAGACTCGTAGGCAGGTTAAAGGTGTAAACTTTAGCATACTTTATGGTGCTGGAATTGGAACTATCTCAAAGAATACTGGTCTAAGTAAGGAGGAGACAAAGAAATTAGTAAAGGGATTCTATGACAGGTACCCCGGAGTACGTCAATGGCAACAAGCGAACCTCCAGATGGTACGGGATAACAAAGAACCCAATGGATTTGTAGGTGGAGAGCAGAGATATAGTAGTACGTTTACTTGTGGTGGTGTGAAGCACACTATCTTTACTGATGTAGTACCGTGGCTCGGACCCAATGGACGGCAAGACTTCTCCCCTACTAAAGTGTACAACTATCCTATACAAGGATGGGCAGGGGAGCGAGTGGTTCCTAACTGGCTGTACAAAGTAGGTAGTGATAGCGACCTACGTAAGAAGGGGATGCTTCTGCACATGATGGTGCATGATTCTATACTACTGTCCTTCCCTGAATTAAACCAATTAGACCACGATAATATACTTATCAGAATGAACAAACTAATTAAGGCAACAGAGCAGCAGTTGAAAGTGTCAGTCCCCCTCAAAATAGATCACAAAGTTGGATATAACTGGAGTTTCAAATGAGAACGATTACTGGATTAGTTGATGATGTATGGACCAAGACTGTTAATACCAAGCGTGGTGCCGCTGAGGTAGTATGGGCACGGGTAGCTGGAGAGGATGTGAACTGTGGCTTTAAGAGCCGTGCTCCTCAACTGGAACAGGGACAGTACGTTGCTATGAACGTAGAGGAGAACAAGTACAAGCAACTGGAGTTCAAGGGTTTGGGACAAGCGCAGACTGGAGCTGCTCCTAAAGCGGCACCAACTCCCGCGTTCGCGCCTACTGTCCGAACTGATTTCCCGGTACCCAAGACAGATAAGGGTATGTCCATATGTCGGCAGTCCTCCCTCAAGGCTGCTATTGATGCGGCAGATTCCTTGATGAATAGAGGGTTTTTTGATTCAATGGAAGACTATGAGACATACGTTGTTAAGATGACCCTGCTGTTTACCGATCTGGTAACAGGACAGAATGACGAGTTCTTCCTTAAGTACTACAATTCCGAGGAGCAGGTGAATGTTTCCGAGTAGTATACGGCAAGACGTATACGCTTTGCTTAATAGGGATACCAAGCACGAAGCTGATCCCGAGTTAGCAACTAAGTACTCCATGAGTATCGGAGCTAACTTAGCTAAAGCTACACAGTACCGTGGGGATCCTCGTGATCCCTACAAACTGTGGGCCTCTGACTTAGGCAAGGACTGTATGCGTAAGCATTACTTCAACTTGCATGAGGACCATGAGCCTGATCCACTGTCTGGTCCGACTACCTTTAAGTTCCTCTATGGTAACATAATAGAGGACGCTGCCCTCTACTTGGTGGAGGAGGCGGGGCACAAGGTAGACCACCTCCAGCGCAGGGTAGAGGAGTCCTTTGTTATGGACGATGGGCACTTCGTACTAGTATCCGGCAGGATAGACGCAGAGATAGATGGATTCTTGGTTGATGTTAAGAGTAGTTCCACCTATGGATTCAAAGAAGTAATGAGCAGTAACGGACTGACCAAGGGTACAGATAAGTTCGGGTACTTGTGGCAGTTATCTTTCTACCACCACTTCTCTGACATTGCTTACGATGGTGCTGGATTCCTCTGGGTAGACAGGGATCGTGGAGAGATCTATTGGGATAATGCAACAACAAATCTGTACACTAAAGAGGAAGTTGAGAAAAGAGTAAAGGATGTGTACAAAGCTATACATAGCAAGACTGTACCGGAAAGGGACAAGAAGTTCAACCCAGTACCTCAGTCCGGTACTAGTCCTAACATGAAGCTGTGTACTAACTGCTCATACTGTGACTACAAGGTATCCTGTTGGAAGGATGCCAATGGTGGCACAGGGCTACGTAAGTTTGTATATTCCAACGGTCCTGTTTGGTTGACCGACGTTACTAAAGTTCCCAACGTATACGAGGAGATAGTCAATGCCTGACTTTGAAGTGAAGGTTAATGGTATAAAAGCCTCTGACTTGCAGGTAGGAGGGGACCATTACAAATCCCTGAACATCCAGCCGTCAGAGTTTATACATAGGAATGGACTGAACTGGTTGGAAGGCAACGCCGTTAAGTATATCTGCCGACATAGACAGAAGCACGGTAAGCATGACATTGAGAAAGCCATCCACTATCTGGAACTTCTACTTGAGTGGGAGTATGGGGTAGGTACTTGTAGTAAGCAACCTGCAAGTACGGTGGACCAGATGTTGGAACGGGCATATGTCCACGGCGAAAAACCGTTTTAGATCTGGGTGGGAGGAGACTGTAGCTAGACAGCTCAAGGAGCTTGGCGTTAAGTTCCAGTATGAACAGTACTCGTACCAGTACGAGGAACCACTACGTAAGAACAAGGCCAAGTGTGGTGATTGCGGGAGTACCAACCTGACTAGGTTGGGTTGGTATACTCCCGACTTCTTCCTACCCAACGGCACAATCATTGAAGCTAAAGGAAAGTTCTCTGCTGCTGACCGGCGTAAGATGCTGGCTGTTATAGCACAGCATCCTAAGGAACGGTTCGTTATGTGCTTCATGCGTGATAACAAGATAGATCGTAGGTCTAGTACCAAGTACTCTGACTGGTGTCAGGCCAACGGAATAGATTACTCAGTAGGAACAATCAAAGGAGATTGGTTAAGTTGAAAATACTCGCTCTTGATATAGAGAATCTACCTGAGTTATCCTACCATTTCGGTAGGAAGAACTTGTTCATACCTCCTGAGAATACACTCAAGGAGGGTACGATACTGTGCTGTGCGGCACAGTGGTATGGTACTAAGCGTATAGATTTCAAATGGTATGACGAAACCAACCCGTTGGAGTTCATTGACTGGATGTGGAATCTTCTGGATGACGCCGACGTAGTGCTGGGATTCAATAGCAAGAAGTTTGATTGTCGCAAACTTAATGCCTTGTTTGTTGAGCATGGGTACGCACCACCTAGCCCATACCAACACCTTGACCTGTACAAGGTATGCAATAAGCAGTTCGGTTGGACTAGCCATAGGTTAAAGTACATACTTAAGAAGCTAGGACTCAGTCCTAAGTTGGAGGACAATTCCAACATGGGCCTATGGATAGGGTGTGCAGCCGGTGATAGTAAGTGTATGGACCGTATGCGTAAGTACAATATACAGGACGTACGTAGTACGGTTGAACTCTATGAGTACCTGCTACCGTGGATAGATAGCCATCCTAATTGGGGACAGTACATTATGGATGACGATCCAATCTGCCCTACCTGTGGCAGCAAGCACGTAACAAAGCACAAGGTACGACGTACCAAGACAATGACCTATCAACAGTACCAGTGCCAAGACTGCGGTTCGTATTCCCGTGGACGCAAGGCACTACCAACAAGTGAAGGATTGTTAAGCCAATGAAAGACTACGACTTTGAGTTCCACCTTGAAACCCTGCGTGAAATGGACCCGGATGAGCTGGTGCTGGAGCTAGGTATTACTACCGACGAGATCATTGACAGGTTCGGATACCACGTAGACAAGTACATACAGGACAATTTCGGTGACTGGTCCTATGATGATGAGGAGGACGAACTTGAGTATTGAAACCCTATATGAGGACTATATCCATAAGTCCCGGTACGCTCGCTACCTCCCCGATAAGGGGAGGCGTGAGGAGTGGACCGAGACAGTGGATAGGTACATGGAGTTTATGTACGAACACCTCAAGAATAAGTATGACTACACTATACCGGACAAGCTATACAAGGAACTGTCTGATGCCATAGAGAATAAGGAAGTCATGCCATCTATGCGGGCGCTGATGACTGCTGGCCCTGCATTGGAACGGGATCACGTAGCTGGGTACAACTGTGCGTATGTACCCGTGGACGATCCCAAAGTCTTTGACGAGATCATGTACATACTGCTGTGTGGTACTGGAGTAGGGTTCTCAGTAGAGCGCAAGTACATAGAGGCGCTGCCTACAGTAGCGGAGACTCTCTATCCAGCCGAGGAAGATGAGGCCCACATTACTTTCCTTGATTCCAAGAAGGGGTGGGCTGCTGGCTACCGCAAACTGGTGTCCCTGTTATACAGTGGATGTATACCAACACTGGACTATTCCAGAATCCGACCACATGGAGCACCTCTCAAGACCTTTGGAGGCAGGGCTAGTGGTCCCGAACCATTAAAGGAACTATGTGACTACACAATATCAATCTTCAAGCGAGCAGCGGGACGACGACTCACTTCCATTGAGTGCCACGACATCGTATGTAAGATCGCGGAGGCCATCGTATGCGGTGGGGTTCGCCGCTCTGCTCTTATTTCTCTTAGTAACCTTACAGATAGCCGTATGGCAGGAGCTAAGACGGGCCAATGGTATGTTGCTGAACCTCAACGTGCGCTCGCAAATAACTCAGTTGCGTACACAGAACGACCTGACATTGGAATGTTTCTTAATGAGTGGGGTAATCTCTACGCCTCTAAATCCGGGGAGCGGGGAATCTTTTCCCGTGTTGCAGCTAAACGGCAAGTGCCTGATAGACGGGATCGAGACTTTGAATTTGGGACAAACCCCTGCTCCGAGATAATACTCAGGCCACGGCAGTTCTGTAACCTGACCGAGGTAGTAGCTAGACCACACGATACCCTAGCGTCCCTTGTAGATAAGGTGCGACTAGCTACCATACTGGGTACGTTCCAGTCTACACTTACTGACTTCAAGTATATCTCTAAGAAGTGGAAGGCAAACTGTGAGGAAGAGCGGCTACTGGGTGTGAGCCTGACCGGTATCATGGATTGTCCGCTGCTGTATGACCTGTGGGACGAGCTATTTGATGGGATGACCCTAGCCGACAGGCTATCTGAACTCAAGAACGAAGCAATATCTGTAAACAAAACATGGGCAGCCAAGCTCAAGATACCTAGGAGCGCGGCTATTACCTGTGTAAAGCCTAGTGGTACCGTGTCCCAGCTAGTAGGATCTTCCTCTGGTATCCATCCGAGGTACGCTGAGTTCTACATACGCCGAGTGCGGGGAGACATTAAGGATCCTGTATCCATTGCTCTCAAGGATGCCGGGGTACCATGTGAGGTAGATGTTATGAACCCCGGAGCGTACGTCTTTAGCTTCCCAATGCGATCACCGGCAGGTTCCATAACGATAAAGGATCTCACGGCATTGCAACAGTTACAACTATGGTCTATTTATAATAGGATCTGGTGTGAGCACAAGCCCAGCGTATCTATATATGTTAAGGAGCACGAGTGGATAGAGGTAGCGGATTGGGTATACAAGAACTTCGATGATCTATCAGGTATATCCTTCTTCCCCTCAGATGACCACGTATATAAGCAAGCTCCCTATGAGGAGATAACCGAAGATGAGTACAAAGAAAGAGCCGCCGCGTTTCCAGATGTCATGGGACTGGAGCTGGGACGCGAACGGATCGACAATACCACCAGTTCCCAAGAACTTGCTTGTGCCGGAGGAGCCTGTGAACTTTGATCCCTTGTTTGATTGTAAGTGCGGACAGTGCGGTGAGATATGGGAGGAACGAAAGCCCTATAGTGAGCCCGCTGGTGAGTGCCCCAAGTGTGGGTCATATGATACACGTACTCTGCTAGGTAGTAGTGTACTACGTAAGGCCAAGGATCCCTATGATTACTTGGACGGAAGGATTCCCGAATCTAAACCAATAAAGAGTTTCGCTAATGACAGACGCCGAGGAGGCAAAGACACTACATGAATGACGACCACGAATGGAAACGAATAGGCCAGTGCCCAACGAATGACGAGTACTATGGCAAGTTGTACGATGTGCTAATGGATATGCTGAACAAGTGTGAGGAACTAAGCGAGGAGACTGGACCTGATATGGAGTATCAGACTACACTGATGCTACGTACTGGTTCACACACCGCACGGCGAGTGGATATTATCATAAGCACAGAGGAGCGTGAGCCACCCAATCTCACGGTAGTAAATTGAACGGCAAGGTAGCCAAACGTTGTCGCTATTTCTTGGGCATAAAAAAACCCGTCGCTATGGACGGGTATGTAAGAGCCCCAACATGGGACGGACGAGAACGTTATATGGCAGTCAATAAGAAGATGAACAACTACAGATTACTTAAGAAGACTTGGGTAAATCCCGCCCGGTTTTATACCACTGCGCGAGAAGCCCACCGAGAACATCAACTTTTGTCTCGTCTTTTGAGTCTTCAGGATACCCTGCGTATTCTAAAAGAAGATGTACTAACTCGTGAAAGTACGTATGAAGCATAGTATCATCTGATGTATCAGGGTCACGGAAGACCCTGACTATCTGAGTGTTGAAGTCTGTATCCCCGTACTTGCCTACGTCAGGTACGGGGATTTCTTTTACCTGTATGTGGTGGTGTAGTAACTGGAACTCTTTAGGTACACTCTCCCAGTATAGCATCGTGGGCTTGGACGTACCCTTCAACTTCCTTGATGTACCCTTTGAGCGCGGCATCGTTACTACCTATCCTCCTTAACAGATCTTCGTCAATGTTCTTAATAAGCAGCTGCTCCTCTCTGGTTATAGGTTCAAGGACCGGCCTATCCGGCAGACAGATAGGGGGTTCGACCGGGATTGTGCAGCACCCGCTAGTAATTATTAGGATCGCTGAGATTGTCCAGACCTTTGAAGTCCTGAGCATCTTTCCCAACCTCCTTCTTTATCTCTTCTTTTTTCTTTTCGGTATCCTTGGATACCTCTTTCGATATTTTCTTTTGTACTTTCGATAGAGTTAAACGAGCATCCAAGAGATTAGCTCGTTGTTCTTGTTTGTTCGCTTTGTTCTTCAAGTACTGAAGTCTAGTAAGTAAAGCAAGAACGTAAAGTAAGGCAGCGCCTACGAGTGCTGCCTTACTCTTTAACCATATCACTTGCTAACACCCGTAGTAGTTACTGCTCTCAGCATCACGTTGATTACCCCAACGACTGCCAGTATTACCGGAGCGCTCTGCTCCGGTAAGAACGGCAGGAACTGCGCGGGATTAGTAGATACGAACGCAGTACCAGCAGCTACGACAGTAGCTATGTTGAACCACATGGTCTTAGATTTGTACCAAGGTTTAGTATCCATTTGCTTTCTTCTTCTTCTTACGACCCGCTTTCTTTTTAAGAAGTTCATCGGTAGTCTTGGCGTTAGCCGGACGACTACTCTTGATAGATGGCATCTTTACTCGCCTAGGTGGCTTCATTAATAATCTCCAGTTCTTCCTCGGTCAAAGCTACGGCTTGTGCCAGCCTCGCCTCGACCTCAAACTTATTACAGATATACCCGTACTTAAGCGTTTGGATTAAGTACTCCCAATAGAATCTCAGTACTCCCATCTCCCTGATCTGGTGAACGTGGTGTAGCTCGTGCTTGTACATATAGCTCACTACCTCCTCCTTCGGGAGCCTGAAGAATATAAAAGGATAGAGGACGAACCCGTAGTACTTACGGGACATCAACTTCCAGTTGTATATAATCTTTATACCTTTCGGAAAGATATCCATGAGTTCTCGTATAGTGTGGTATTGTTAGCATCCGAAGTATTCTGCGCCCACTGAAGCTTAGCAGTTGGAGCATTAGTGCTGGTCTTTAGTATACCAGTAATGCGCGCACAGATGTCCTGTCCATCAGTAAGAGCGGTAAGAACCAGATCCAGCCCCGCATTATCAGTGTCCTCATCAGTGGTCCCGTCCTCCGCCACCGCAAATACCATGTAGGCTCGACTTGCCACTGTCTGATCAAAGGTAAAGCCGAACTTGAGATCACCTATGTTCTGCGTATAACTAAGCTGACCGTCTATAATATACGTAGAGTTAGCGGCCAGAACGAAATTATTTAGATGGTTATCATCTACTAGAGTAGTACTTGAGGCTACGCTCTGTGAGGCTGACTTAACTTTGGTTATGGGGTTAGCTTGCAGCACGGCGATAGCTGCGGCATTATCGGAGATACCCGTAACGTTGGTCGCTATGTTTGCGGCGTTAGTATCTACTTCTGTGGCTATCTCTTGGAGTGCGGCCTCCACATCGGTAGCGGCCAGCTTACCACCGGCATCATTGATACCTATGATTGATGCACCCTGCCCTGCCGTAGTAGAGGCAAGCTCCGCGAACGCGCCCTCTACTGTGGTGGCGTCATACTTAGCACCTGAGTCTGTTATGTTGACGGAGGATGCGTCCCCCACCACACCGTAGACACGGGCAGCATTAAGCTGAGCCACTGTCACGGCGTCCTGATTGTTCTCCCCATCCGTAAGGTTCACTATCTTGTTGCTGTTCATATCCAAGTTAGCGCCCATCGTATTGGGTGCGGTACCATCCCTCGATAGCGTGTTCTCTAGGGCGGTTTCAATCAGAGCATTGTTGGCGTTGAGTGTAGTATTGGCACCGTATCCCGCCGTAATGTCTGTGAGTGTTAGCTTTGCCATTACTTTTTCAACTCCTTCAGGATCTCATTAAGCAACAGGTTCTGTTTCTCCTGATTACTAATAATCGTGTCTTGTCTGGTTTCCAATCTAGTCAGCCGTTGCTGTGTAGCAAGCTCTTTCTGACTAGCCTCTTGTTCTAGTTTCTCTACCTTGGCTTTAGTTTCTTCTGCTTGCGCTTGTACGTTATTAACCGTAAGGTATACCCCACCCGCAAGAAAGGCTAATGTAACTATCTGGAAGATATACTTCTGCCAAAACTGTTCCTTGCGCCTTATCTCGGCGCATAGTTCGTATACATCGTTCATGTCTTTCTCGTCGTCCATTATTGTTATCCCTGTACCATAATAGAGGCGAGAGTCTCAGCTCTCTTACCTACTTGTTGCGCCCATTTACTATCCAGCATCTCCGTTGCCACCAACTTCCAATCCTGTAGACGCATAGCTGCCAGCATATTCTTGAATCCGCTGACCCTATCTGGTCCCATGTTATATATCATCTCAATGAATACATTCTGTCTGGCTTCCGTATCCAAGTAGCGCCACTCGTAGAACCTACGAGCGTACAACTCAGATTCCTCCAGCTTCTTAATGAGCCAGCTTTCTGCTAGCTCTACACATATCTCCAACTCTTGTAAATTAGTACCATACCCTATAGTCCACACGCCCTCGGTGTCCTGATAAGCTTTGGAACGATAGCCCTCATGTAACTTAACTCGATCAATGAAGTCTTTATTCATTCCTCAGTGACCCTCGTGTATATTCCATCTTTCTCTAGAGTAGGAAAGAGCTCCTTAATAGGTATACCATCTACGTCTGTCCAGTCGTCGTCGCCGTCGTACTTCACGCCAAGTCCTTTAATAACATCGTCGTGCAGGGCTTGATCTGCATCCCATACATATAAGTTACCCTCTACGTCCGTTATAACCCGGACCTCAGGCTCATCGTACTCCTCGACACCGGCCCTTTTGTAGAAGTCCCTGAAGTTGGAGCGGGACCATTTCTTAAACTCCTGCTCAGTAGGGTTCTTGAGAATATCTAAATCTATCGGGTCAACCTGCTCGGGGGTACCCCACATTACAGAGTGTAACTTGACCTTATTGAGGCCGTGTGGCAACTTATACCCAATGGATTCCCGATTCGCTTCTCTACGCTTTACATCACGGACAGCGTGTTCACGCACTTCTTCCTCTGATGCGTCGAGAAACTCATCTATATCCCCATCAAACTCGGGATCTTCAACATCCGGTCTGCGGGCCAGCTCCTTCCTCCAGAAGTTTCGCCTCTTATTAAAGTAAGATATATCATCGTTGTGTAATTGCGAGGAAGTTCTAGCTGGCCTCCTCGCAGGTATGACGTAGTTACCATGCACAATTTCTGGATTATAGCGGCTCGCTGGTTGCGGCGTTGAGAACGTAATCTCACCTACAATGTCGCCGTCTACATTCTCAGTGGCCCTCTTAGCTCCCGCTGCTTTCTCAAAACCAGTCATACCAGTATCGTCGTACAAAGAATGGAACCCAATAGAGGAGGCGATCCGCGCATTGTGTTGCTCTGGAGTTAATTCCTGTGGACCTACACCAACATATTCAGATCTAATGTTCTCAATAGGGGCTGGTTGCTTGGACCACGGGGCAGTAACTATTGCGCGGTCATTACGACCCACGCCCTTCCCTGTCTGTTCCCATACCTTAAACTTGTCACGCTCCCAAGCTTGTGCTATGTCCTTGTCGGTCGCGTTAGGGTTAGCTTTCTTGTACTCAAACTTCCATTTATTGGCGTAGTGTATGAACTCGCCAGCTTGCCTAGCCCCTACCTCTCCCGCCAGCATCTCGTATGATTCCCACTGAAGGCGATCAACATTTAGACGTAGATTAAAAGCTGCCTCAAAGTCGGGTATATTTCCCCGTGCTTTACCCCGGTTAGCTTTATGTTGCCGCTCGGCAATATGTGGCAGAGTATCTTTAATCCACTCCATAATACCGTGAGACTCCCGTATGTTCGCAATGTCAAGTAGCTCTTTGCCGGGATTCTTTTCTTTAACTACTCGGTACCTATCAAGTACTAACTGTAGCCACGTATCTTGGTAGCCTAGCTCTCTAGCCATCTTGAGGTTATAGCCCTGCGCTTGGTAGTTCTTGATACTATCCTGTATCTGCTTCTCCATCAACTTGATCTTTTCTTTATCTTTAAGAGCCCCAAACCTAGTAGTCAGCAGTTCAAAGAACCCACCATCCGATACGTCCGGGGTCTTAATAGACATACTTAAAAGATCTTTAAGCGTTTTATCAGGTAGCGTATTCACTACTTCTTCAAAGGGAGTGCCATCTCCCATATTTAACTGGTCAAGGTTAACCATCAGAGCATTGATACGATGCTTCTCAAGACGCCCGAAGTCCACTTCCTTAGGTAGTCCACCGTTAGCCCAGCCCTCTATCTTTTGTATAAAATGCTGGATCTCGTGCAACAACGTGTCTGCCTGCAAGTTCCCTAGTAGTTCCTCACCGTAAATCCCCATTTCATGGGGTTCTACAGACCCCACATAGGGAGACCTCAATGTCATGCGGGCACCCAATAGTGAAGGATTCCCGCTCAATGACTGACCAGCTATCATACTACCACCCGGTTTCACCGTCGTACTATCTAGTCCCGGTATATCCCAGACTATCATACCATTAACTTTTCTAGTCTCTACGTACATATGTAGAGGAATGTCTTTAAGTTCCGGGTAGTTCTCAAACAACTCAGGAAACTCTAGTACGTCCCCTAATGAAACGACCTCTACATGAGATTGGCCCTCCTTCCTCGGTATCCTCCTCGACGTACGGTTCAAAGCGTCAAGTACCTTCTTTGGATTGAACTTAGCCTGACTGCTATCAATAAAGAATCCCCAGCTACCGTCAGCTTGTCTACCCCACCCAGTAGATTCCAGTATCTTGGACGGTTCCACCCCGTTCTGTTCCATTTCAATAGCCGTATTATAATCTTTAATACGACGCCTACCTACTTCTGGTAAGTCTGGGACTTCCCTTGCCATTGTCTCGGGGCTTAACCACACACCTGTCTTGTCCATGTCCGGCTTACCGCCTACTGCTGCTCTGGCTGCTGCTCTGCGCGTTGGTATAGCGTACGCACCGATCATCATTGCTTTCAGAGTAGCGGGGTCGCCTTTAGATATTAGGCTTGCTATGTTCGCAATGTTAGACGCATCGGGGCTAAGTAGTCCACCAAATGCGTAGGCTAAGGAGTCAACGTCCTGATCGAAGATCTGGTCAGCTAGCCAATCCGAGCTACCTTGTAACTCACTGAAGTTAGGCATATCACCCAGCCACTCCATAGTACCACCATTGTACCTATCTATCATATAGTCAGTGGTGTGCATTAGGAGGTACGCTAAATCAAAGGGCGCTCCGGGTACCCCGGTTGCTGCGGCTATGGCTGCGTCTTTAAGGGCAGGGCCTACTCTTGGCATGATGTCCTTCTCCCAAGCTTCCCCGCTAGATAACATATCAATTACGTTCTCTACCACAGATGGGTGGTGCCGTACTTTAGCCTTCTCGTACCCCGACATATCCTGCAATGACGGAGGTTTAATGGACTGCATGGACAGCGCATCAGTTATCCTCTGATCGAACAGCTTAGCTTGCGTCTGCATATCCCACCGCTTCTCAAAGAGCGAGTTGGGACGAGGTGCTTCTGGAGTAGGAGGAACGAACGCCGCCATTACTTAGTCCTTAGTATGCTATAGTAGCCTATGTCGTTAGCCGTCATGCTATAGAGAGCCTCCTCTGCATCAGGATTTCTTAGATACTGGAGATGGGCAACGAACTTCACATCTCTCATCCACTGCTTAGCAAAGTCATCAGCTCGCTGTTGCATAGACCGGGCCTGTTGGTCTGTGTTTCTCTGTAGGAGGGCGTCAGGAATACCTTGTCGCTTTAAATTGGCTTCAATAGCCGACCTATTAATGGTGATCCTAGGAACATTCCCACTCTGAACATCGTAGTAGTTAATGTTTGATACGAACGGAAGTATCTTACCCCACTCTTTATTCATAGCGTCCCGCCTGTCAGGAAGTTTATACGCCCAGTCATTTAGTATGTCCCCATACTGGGTGAGCGTCTGCTGTGCCTCGCTAGTAGCGAGATCCTTACGTATCTTATACGCGGTATCTATGAAGTTCTTGTCCGCTATAAGCGGGAGTACCGTGTTAATAGTGTCTTCGTGGTACGCATTGGGGTCTTTGCTAAGTGCGAGTATGTGTGGTGCTGTGCCTTGCAAAGCGTACATTGCCAACTCGGGAGTAACATTTGGATGTAGAATCGTACCACTATACGTGCCGCTAAGGTTCATCAGAACCCCTGCTGTCCGCTCGTCTTGGTTTCTAGGTCTAGGTTGATCCGGCCTCTCATACACAGATTTGCCCGCTGCTACTTGTTCTGCCATACCTCGTAGATTAATAGTACCACCAGAGTCTAGGTCGCTACCCGTGGCAACATCACCGGGGTTTTTCAGTAGAACCTGCGACAGTGCCAAGTCCGTAACTATTCTATCTATCGAGTGTGTGAATCCTACTCCTATCCGCTGTTGCACAATGGCATCAGAGGCACCCATTGTCTCCATTAAAGGCAGGAGATCCGCCACAATGGGGGCTACTACGGACAGTTTACGCAAGTCGGGACTCATCCGAAAGGCGTCCTCCTTCACTAGCGCTGCCGATATGGTAGCGGCTTCGGGCAG